CGGGGCGCGCGGCGTCTGTGACCACCTGATTCTTGATTAAGGCGCCCGAAAGGGCGCCATCAAGACTTGATGAACCCTATAGGAGAGACAACGCAATGCTACGACCAAATGGCTATCAGCGAGAAGTACGAACGCGTGATCAGCTATTTGTATCCGATTGCGCAGTCTATACCGCGCAAGCACGGCGTCGCTCGCGACATGTTTCTCCACTGCTTGCTAAGTCAACCCGATCTGTTTTTTCAGGCCGGAAAAAGCAATCAGATCTCAAAAATTTACGCCGCAGACGCAGGGTTGGCGCAACTGCGGTTTTGGATGCGATTCCTTGTCTCGATCAAATGTCTTACACCACATCAACTTCAGACAGCACAAATACTCGTCGCGGAAGTTGGTGCAATGTTGGGCAGTTGGATCAAGAAAAGGCAAAAGCAGGGGCAGACCGGGCATTAACGCCGCGATCTTTGAGGGCAACTGGAACAACGGGTCGAACTCCGGATCACGAAGCTCGAACTGGAACAACTCTCCCACGAACTCGAACAACAACATCGGGGCGCGCGGCGTCTGTGACGACATTCGTTTATCGCTTTGCAATCGCTAAGGCTTTGCAAGCCGGTCATTTAACATGTGGTCAGCCGGTTTTGTCCTCCTTCGGGAAATACACTCAGCGGTCTGGCATAGCGCCTAGTAAGCAATTGAACGGCGCGGCCAGCATTCTTATGGCTAGAACGCACAAGAACCTTATTGGTCAAATAGCAAACATCGAAAATCTTCGCATAGCTTTGGAGAAGACTTCGCGCAACAAACGCATGACGTTCGGTTATCTTGAATTCAAAGAGTACGCCGAGGCTAATCTGCTGCTTGTGCAACAAGAATTGCTGGATGGTGGTTATAGAATTGGCCCCTACCGAGAGTTCACAGTCTATGAGCCTAAAGCACGTTTGATTTCCGCCTTGGATTTCAAGGACCGTCTCGTTCAACACGCTTTGTGCAATATCGTTGGCCCAATCTTTGAACGAGCGCTACTACCTCAAACGTTTGCTTGTCGAGTAGGTCTAGGAACCCACGCGGGCGTCCGTCACGTTCAATCCGCGCTACGTAAAACAAACGCGCCTTATTTCTTAAAAACAGACTTTGCGAAGTTTTTCCCTTCAGTTGACCATGCGGTGTTGCATCAGATGATTGACCGTAAAATTGCCTGCGCTAAAACGCTTTTGATACTGAGAGAAATTATTCCAGTGGAGGGTCGCGGCATTCCTATCGGAAGTCTTACCAGTCAGCTTTTTGCCAACGTGTATGGCAACGCAGTGGATCGTTACATACACTTCGATTTAGGTATACGACACTGGGCGCGCTACATGGACGATATTATTGTGCTTGGACATAGTGTTGCATCGCTGCGTGAGACCTTTGCCGGTATCAAAAAGTTTTCCAATACAGCGCTGCGCTTAAGCATTAGCAAATGGCAAGTGTCGTCAACAGCGAAAGGTATTAACTTCCTTGGCTTTCGAATCTGGAAAACGCATAAACTTTTGCGCCGCGACTCAGTCGTAAGAGCTAAGAGAAAAGTCGCCAAATTTGTTCGCCACGACGACCAAACGTCCCTAAAACAGTTTCTTGCTTCTTGGTCTGGCCACGCATGTTGGGCAGACACCCATCATCTTTTTAATTGGTTGGAGAATAAACATGGCATTGCTATCCAGAACCATCATTAACACACGCGAAGACTTAGACGCTATTCAGGGTACGCCTGAACATGCGCAATTTATGGACTTTCTTCGCGGCAGCATGACCCGTAAACAAAACGTTGCCGTGTATCCAGATGGCTACGGTCAGCCTGGATACAAAGGTGAAGCAATAGAGCCTGTTTGGCAGGATGTTGAAGACCTCAGCATAATTGAGCGGTTTGGCTTTCAAAAGTCGGATTTGGTATGACGCACCTGTCGATCAAGCTGCATGGGCAATTTACCGCCAAGCCCTGCGTGATGTACCTTCTCAAGCGGGTTTCCCTTTGGAAATCCAGTGGCCCACTCAACCGGAGTAAAGTATGACCCTTAACTTACCAATCGAGCTTGCAAATCAGATTATCGGCTACCTGGGCACGCGCCCGTACCAGGAGGTTTACCAACTCATCGATGGCATGAAAGAGTCTGCAAAGCCACCCACACTTCAACAGGTGCCACCGACCGAGGAACAAGAGGCAGCTTGACATGAGCGACGACCTGGACAAGCGCTTATCGGTGCACGAAGCGATTTGCGAGCAACGCTATAAAAATATCGAGGAGTCACTCGATAACGGTAAGGCTCGAATGAAACACATCGAGTGGCTGCTTTACGCCACCATCCTCGCTGTACTGTTCGGTCCGGGTGTCGCCGCAACGTTCGTCAAGCGTTTTCTTGGTATATGAACTGGAGCGACGTTCTCAAGGCAGTTATCCCGGTCATCGTGGCCTCGCTGGCGTGGCTGCTTGGGCAAGTCGCGGACTTTTCAACACGCTTAACGAAGATCGAAGGCGCAATGCCTGCCTTAATTACTAAGGAAGGTGTGCCGACTGACTCTCCCATAAGTGCCGAGAAACGTGCTGTCCTAAAAGAGCAATTGATGCAACACATCAATGAATTGCAAGTTAAGGTCCGCCTGCTTGAAGAGCGCGAGAAGATGGGGAAGCGGTGATGCTGGACATTATTGGTGGTGGTCTTTTTGGCACGATCTTTGGGGGTCTATTTCGGCTGGCTCCCGAAGTCTTAAAATTCCTGGACCGCAAAAACGAGCGGCAACACGAACTCTCCATGTTCAATCGCCAGTGCGAACTTGAGCAGTTGCGTGGCGCACAAAAGCTCGCCGAGATTGGAGCTGAGCGCGATAAAGCTATAGACACCGGTGTTATGTCCGCATTCGAAGCGGCGATCAATTCACAGACCGAGATGGCTAAAGCTGCCGGTGGTTGGGTAGCTTCGTTATCAGCCTCAGTGAGACCCGTAGTAACCTATTGGATTCTCGCGATTTGGTCCGCTTCGCACATTTGGTTCGCGATCATCGCCTCGCGTGAAGGTCTTCCCGTGCAGGAAGTGTTCAAGATGATCATGTCACCCGATTTCGCCGCATTGGTGGCGGGTACGTTCAACTATTGGTTCCTTGACCGCACTCTGAAAGCTCGAGGTCTCGCGTGAAGCTCGATCTCGCAGCAGAGCTTTGCCGCAGATTCGAGGGGTTTTCCGCGAAGCCTTACCTCTGTCCTGCAGGCGTGTGGACGATTGGATACGGATCCACCTATTACCAGAGCGGTGATCGTGTTACTAAGGATGACCCCCAGATAACGCGTGAGTATGCCGAACAATTGTTGATGCACGAACTTTTGCACACCTATGCACCCGGAACGGTGAGGCAGTGCCCGGTGCTTCTCGCCGTAGCCGTAAAAGATCGCGACTGGGGTAAATTGAACGCTATAGTCGATTTCTGTTACAATTTGGGTGTCGGACGATTGCAAACATCGACACTCAAGCGAAAGATCAACGCTCAGGACTGGGAAGGCGTGAAAGAGCAGCTCATGCTCTGGACTCGAGGGGGTGGTAAAGTGTTGCGAGGTCTGGTGATCCGTAGGCAAGCCGAGTGTGCACTAATAGGATGAAATCATGGCAGTAACGATGACTTACACGAGCCTTGCTGCGGACGTTCAATCCTATCTGGAGCGCACAGATACGGCCACGATCGACAAGATCCCTACGTTCATCATGCTTGCCGAGCAGATCCTGGCGGCGGAGATTAAATTCCTCGGTAACTTAACAGTTGACACCTCAACCCTCACCGCAAGCGACCCGGTGGTGGCTAAACCCGCCCGCTGGCGCAAAACGGTTTCTTTAAATATCACTGTCGCCGGAGAACGTCGACCGGTGCTTGAGCGCCGCTACGAATACATTCGTAATTACTGGCCGGACCCGACCGAGACCGGAGTGCCGCTTTACTACGCGGATTACGATTATACGCATTGGTTTTTAGGGCCTACTCCGGCTGCAGCTTACTCCTTCGAAGTGCTGTACTACGAGCGCCCGGTGCCGCTGGATTCGACAAATCAAACGAACTGGTTCACCGAGTACGCACCACAGGCTATGCTTTACGGTTCGCTTTTGCAAGCGATGCCGTTCCTGAAGAATGATCCTCGGATTCCGACTTGGCAGTCGATGTACGACAAGTACGTAGCCGAGCTTAAGACCGAAGATAAACTTCGCATCGCCGATCGTCAGGCCGTAGCCGTGGACACATGATATGCCTACTTACGTCTCCCCCTTTACCGGCGATATTGTTCAGCCTACCGATGTAAGCTACCGGTCATTTACGCTTTCCGCGAACACAACGCTCGAGTGGCCACTGGCTAACAGTAACACCGGGACTTACGCTTCCAGGATCATGGAGGTGTTGCCGACGACTGCGGGGCTCACGCTGCGAATGCCTGCCGCGAATGCCACATCGGTCGGCACGGACTCGCTTATTCGTAACCTGGGAGCGAGTTCTTTTACAGTAGCGGACAACGCCGGGGACACGATTGTTACGATCGCCGCAGGAGAAGCGCAATACGTTTACGTCACGACCAATTCGACCGCTGCAGGCACTTGGGGCGTGATTGCTTTTGGGATTGGGTCCTCGGGGGCAGATGCAGCAGCACTCGCCGGAAAGGGACTCCTGGCGATCACCACCACACTGAACCAAAGCCACCCGGTTCTGGCTGCGTCCTCAGGCAGCACTTTCGCCACTACCGATCGTGCGCAAACGCGATTGTGGTCCGGTGGTGCAGGGAGTTACACATTACCAGCTGCAGCTACATTAGGCGACAATTGGTTTGTTCTGGTTAAAAACAATGGCACCGGAACTTTCACGATTTCAACCACCGGTGCCGAACTTATCGATGGGGCATCGGCTAAGGTTTTTAATCCTGGCGAGTCCGCCTTCATCGTCTGCACCGGCAGCGCTTACATTACGGTTGGTTATGGGGTAAATGCGAACTTCGCTTTCACAGCCTTAGTGAAATCCGTCGCTCCGGGTGGTACGTCGACGTTGAATTCAAGCGAAGCGCAAAACAACATCCAGACCTTTACTGGTGCACTTACCAGTAATGCTACGGTGATTTACCCCCCGGTCGTGAATCTTTACGTAGTAAACAATCAGACTTCGGGTTCATTTACGCTTACTCTGAGCACTGGCCTGGGTGCTACGACGACAGTGGTACAAGGTACAAGAGCCACGGTGATTTGCGACGGTACGAATTTTTACACCGCGAGTTCGGCTTCGGTAACTTCGGCGACGGTTACCCTGGTGGATGGTACTGTCACAAATCCCTCCCTGTCCTTTGCCTCCGAAACCGGCACCGGGCTTTGGCGTCCTGCAGCGGGTCAATTGGCATTCGCGGTGACTGGGGTGAATAAGTTCCTTCTAACTTCCGAGGGCCTAGCCGGAGGCGCATTTTAATGACCTCTAAAGTCTTCGCCCTAGATACAAAACCCGGGATTCAGCGGGACGGTACGCTTTTCGACAAGCTGTATTACACGGACGGTCGATGGGTACGATTCCAACGTGGAAGACCCAGAAAAATCGGTGGGTATTCGAAGATCACCGGTTCTATCCGTGGACCAGTGCGTGGGATGTTCGTGAATCCCCAAGGGTTACTTAATAACGTATTTACGGGTTATTCGGGCGGTCTCCAGAAGACTCCCGTTGACAACAATGGTGTGGGCTCTGGAGTGTCGGATATGACACTGAGCGATTTCACGGCCAGCGCGAATAATCTTTGGCAATTCGACTCCTTCACGGACACATTGGGTTCTGGTCTTACCTATCTTCTTGCACATCCTGGACAAAATCTCGCGGATATTAATAGCTCGGCGAACACCCCGGTGCTGGCTGGTGACATAACGGGGTCCACACTTGGGAAGATCGGGACGTTCACCGACTCGGTCACTCTCACCACCGGTTTGAACACGGGTACTATAGCAGCTGCAAATCCACTTATCGGCGCGGGGCAGACTGTAGGACCGACCACTAATTTCGCGGCAGGTACCACGGTAGTGAGCATCGTAGGCACTACGGTAACATTCTCGACCAACGCCTTGACCACCGGTGCAGCTACACTCACCTTCGACAATAACGTCAGCGTCTCGGGTGGCGTGGTGGTCCTGCATCCCTATGTGTTCGTCTATGGTAACAATGGCCTGATCCGTAATTGCTCAAGTGGTAATTTCCAGGACTGGGTTACCGCTGATGCGAACGAGGTGAACGTCGCCACTGGTAAAATCGTGCAAGGGCTCCCTGTCAGGGGTGGCTCGAATTCGCCCTCGGGACTTTTTTGGTCGCTGGACTCTTTGGTTCGCGTCAGTTACGCTCCGACCACGATCACTGCAGGCGCGACGACGATCACCCAATACTGGCGTTACGATATTATTTCGACTCAGTCTTCGATCATGTCTTCGCAATGCGTCATCGAATACGACGGTATTTACTACTGGTGCGGTGTCGATCGATTCTTGTTGTACAACGGGGTGGTTAAAGAGATTCCCAACCCGTTCAATCAGAACTACTTTTTCGATAATCTGAATTACAACTACCGCGAAAAGGTGTGGGTGACCAAGGTTCCCCGATTTGGCGAAGTCTGGTGGTTCTTCCCGAATGGGTCATCTGAGTCCGAGTGTAACGACGCGGTGATCTATAATATTCGCGAAAACTGCTGGTACGACGTCGGTACTGCAGTTGGTGCACGAAGATCCGCCGGGTACTTCTCGCAAGTGTTCGCCCGACCGATCGAGACTGGTGATGATATCACTTCAGCAAACGGTATTGAGAGCCTCACGATCACGAATCCGGGTGCTGGATACACGGACGGTACCTACAACAATCAAGCCTTAACTGGCGGCACTGGAACGGGCGCAACCGCGAACATCATCGTCGCTGGTGGCGTGATCACCTCGGCTATCATCTACAATCCGGGGCAGGGCTACACGGTCGGAGACGCACTCTCCGCTTCCATCCCCGCTGGTGCTGGGCTTGTACTTACTGTTGCTACGGCCGGAAATTACGTCACTATGTGGCAGCACGAATACGGGACCGACGAGGTGAACGGTACGTCGGTGCTAGCGATCGAGTCTTATTTCGAGACCAACGATCTCGGGTGGGTCTCGGGCGGTCCTTCGGAACCCGCACCAACCGGTCAGAATAATTGGCTACACCTAGAGCGCGTAGAACCCGATTTTGTTCTCTCCGGCGAAATGCAAATGTACGTCAAGGGTCGGTCTTATGCACAGGGGTCGGACGACACCACGGGGCCGTACACCTTCGATTCCTCTACCACCAAAATCGACCTGCGTGAGCAGCGCCGGGAGTTGCGGCTACAGTTCGTGTCGAACGTCGCGGGTGGCAATTATCAACTCGGAAAGCTGCTGCTAAGTGCAGATCTTGGCGATGTTCGGGGTTACTCCTGATGGCGCTCGTTTACGATCCTCGTTATCACACCTGGGATTCTTGGGCGGCGCTCATGGTCGAGGCCTATGGCGCACAGCAGCTCGAGATCCCAGGAAGTGAAGACGACTGGAAATCTTGGGCCGCAGGATTCGCCGGGATCGACGTATTTGTTAAAGACGCGGTGCCTAGTCCTTATATCTTTACTGATTGGAAGGATTGGGCAGAAGAATTGGTTAACGTGGTTAGCACATCGGTGAAATAATGGCACTACCTATTCGCGGCCTACAAAGTTTAGCGTCAGAAGACAGCCTTGATGACCCTGTAGTTCCTGCACCCGCCGTCGTTGGCCCTATAGACAACTGGATGATGGGATACGCATTTGACCCTTCGAAGGTACCCACTGGCTTTGATTGGGAGACCTACACGAAGCTTTACCCCGATCTGGTGGCAGCTGGTATTGACACACCGACAGAAGCTCAACGCCACTACGCACTCTTTGGCGCCACTGAAGGCCGTAAATTCGCACCGGAAACACCGAATCTCGACGCGGTCAAGCAGCTTTATCTAGACATTCTAGGTCGAGAGGCCGATCCTGGTGGTCTTTCCTACTGGGCATCAGTCTTTGGTAGCGATGTTTCACCAGAAGAACGGGCCGCATTTGAACTAGCATCAGCGACAGAGATAGCTTCGCGAGTTAAACCCGTAGATGACAACATGGGTGCTCCTGCCGGGGGTGTTCCAGGTGTTGGACCCTTAGGATCAATGGCCAGCGGTACCAGCACGGCACCAATTAGCGGCGCTTTATCCACGACTTCTAGCTCTTCTGGCGAACTAGATCTTTCTTCGATTCCCGGAGCCTACGTCACCAGTGCGGGAAATTATTGGGACCCTCAGTCGCGAACATTCGTGAATCCTATCGGGAAAAATGACAAATTCCCGGCTTATTACCCAAAGGAAGGGGGGATGTTTTATCCGGACCTCGGAAGGTACATGAGCAACGAGGAGCGGTTAGCTAAAGAGAACGCTGGATTCAATCCGACAGCGGAGAGGAAGCCTGTAAGTGCGGAGACTATCGATCTAGGAAACGGGTTTGAAAAAATAATTCAAACTTATAGCGATGGCTCGGTCACCGAGCAAGTAGGGCCAAAATCCGAAAGCAGCGCATTACCTTATTTTCTAGCTGTCGTATCTGCAGGCGTTGGAGGCTCGGGGTTAACCGAGTCTCTCGGAAATTATCTATCCGGGGGAGCACTGACCGGAACCAGCGCCACAGCTTTAGGAAGTGGTGCTCTAAATTTCGCATCTCAAGTAGCTAGAGGCGCTGACCCGCTAGATGCACTTAAAGGTTCGGTGTTATCCTATGGCGCGGGAGAGCTCGCGAACCAAATAGGCTCGATGGTGCCGGACGAGTTCCAATCTCTCGCAAAAAATACGGTCACACAATTAGTAACGACTGGGAAAATAGATCCGCAAGCCTTACTCACGTCAACAGGCTTATCTTATGCGTCGGATGCTCTAGCGAGTGAAACTGGACTAGATAAGGCAACAGCAGGAAAGCTAATCAACGCGGGGATGCAAGCGTACAAGGGTAATGAGTTCGGAGCGCTTTCCACTCTTGGACAATTAGCTATAAGTGGTAAACTTCCGATAACAGGCTCGGATCCTTTAGTAACTGCGGGTGCCGAGAGTCTCGACGCCAAGCAGGATTTAGGAGCTTCAGCCTTTGTGGCTGCTAAAGCCGCAGGAGCGGATGACCAGACCGCGTTCGAAGCCTCGAAAGCAGTAACCACCGGTGCAGTAACACCAGCAACAGCTATAGCTTCGCGCGACACCAGCTACGATCCAGATCTCGTCGATGCTACCGCAGGGCAAGCGCTCGCTACTCAAATCGCGAATGCGCAAGAAGCGGTGCGAATGGGCGCGGGGGAAGCTGAGGGTTCAGCAGAAATTAAAGCTGGGGCTGGTGAATTTACCGATACGACTGCGGTCGAAGCTGCAAATGCAAAAATCGCAAACGCACCGAATTTTAGTGCAGCTTACGCTGCAGCAAGAGAAGCCTTCGGACCTAACTCGACCTTTAATTACCAGGGTAAACTCTACAGCACCGCGACCGCTGAAGAACGACCAGATCTTGCAACCAAGACTACCGCCGCGACAGGCGCAGCAAGTACCACGACGGACACTCCTTATGTGGCGCCGAATGGTATGCATAATCGCGCGGCGTTTATCGCGGCGGGTGGTGGTACAAGCGACTCGGATTACGCGAAATACGTACAAGCAGTTAATGCCGTTTTAGCAGAAGGTAAAAGCGCGGATCTTATTAAACCCTCTTCGGTGAACAGTGAAGGGAAAGACTTACCCTCTACTAAGGGTGCGGTTACGGTCGAGGCACCACGCGTGGATTCGGTACTCGGGAGCGTCGCCGCACAGGGGGTAGCAAGCTTCGGAGCAAATAGTGTCGCCGGAGTGCTAAACGCACTCGGATTCACGAATGCTGGTGCTGCAGCACTCGATAAAGCTAACGCGCTCTCCGCTGCGGCGACTGCAGCAGAAGGTGCTGATATTACGCAGGGTAAGAAAGACATTGACTCTGCTATCAGCAAGCTCGGGTCGTCCACAGGCGTCAAAGATGCAGCTGAGAATTTCGGGAATTTAGTCTCAACGGTTTTCAACAACCCGAAAGCGTTCGGTGCTACAATAGGTAGTGAAGTCGTTGAAGAGATTCTACAAATCGCGACCCTTAAAGGCGCGCCCGGGTTTTGGGTAAAAGAGACGATCGCTTCCGCAATGGAGAACGGCGGTGCGGCCTACAACACCGAGTATGATAATCAAATTAAAGCAGGTGCGACACCGCAGGCTGCACACGATTCAGCCCAAAAAGCGGCGGGGGTAGCGGCAGGCACCACGGTGGCCCTGGCTGGGGCGGCAGCCGGTGCGAGCAAGGTCGTCGGCAAGGTGCTTGGAAGCACGGCGGATGACGCAGCCACTGGTGCGATGGGTGTAACAAAAACAATAGTAAAAGAGTCAGCTAAGGAGGCCGGTGAAGAAGGTGCGATTTCCGCTGCCGTGGACCTCGCACTTACCGGGTCTGTTGATGCCACCAAGGCACTCACCTCGATGGTGGGTGGTGCACTCTACGGTGGTCCGACAAGCGGGACCTTACAGGGGACTAAACTCGATACCCTGGACCAACAATCGACCTTTATAGGCTCCGGAACGGCGGCGAATCAAAACGCGGTAAATAACGCGATCGGAAATCTCGAAACCGTGTACGGTGGGGAGAAAGCTTCGACCTTGGTCGGCGATCTCGTGAACACCACAGATCTCGGGGCGGCAGGGCAAACACTGGCGAACGATTTGTCAAACATTATGGGCGACAACGCGGCGGTGACCACTGCGAACACATTAGTCGGAAATCTTGCAGTCTCGAAATCCGATTCCGTTCTTGCCGATCAAGGGCTAAGCGTTAATGACCTAGCCACCGTAGTCGCAACGGATAACGGTAAAGACGTGACACTCGGCGACGCTTTAGGGTCAGCGATTACGGGGAATGGTGCTGGTGCGTCCACCAATGTAGTCGTAGGAACCAAAGCAGATGGAACCGATCTCACTCTCGGCGAACTTACGAACGTAGTGAAATCGGGGTCCAGCGCTGTAGTGGATACTGGGGTGAAGGCTGATACTGGAATTACAGCGGAAACCGGAGCGACAGCAGGGTCCGGCGCTGCAGTGGATACCGGGATTAAAGCGGACACCGGAGTAGTTGTTGAGACTAAGACTGATCCAGGAACCGGAGTAGTTGTTGAGACTAAGACTGATCCAGGAACCGGAGTAGTTGTTGAGACTAAGACTGATCCAGGAACCGGAGTAGTTACAGAGACCAAAACTGATCAAGGATCTGGAGTAGTTGTTGAGACCAAAACTGATCCGGGATCCGGGGTAGTCGTTGAGACCAAAACTGATCAAGGATCTGGAGTAGTTACAGAGACCAAGACTGACATCAACACGGGTGTGGTTCTGGATGTAAAAACCGACACTGTGGCGACAGATACCGGGGTAAAAACCGACACTGTGGCGACAGATACCGGGGTAAAAGCTGACACTGGAGTCGTAGCGGATACCGGGGTAAAAGCAGATACTGGAGTCGTAGCGGATACCGGGGTAAAAGCAGATACTGGAGTCGTAGCGGATACCGGGGTAAAAGCAGATACCGGGGTAAAAGCAGATACCGGGGTGAAGATCGAGGCCGGTGTTCAAGTAAATCCGACGACTGGAGTTACTACTGACACCAAAATCGACGCGAACACCGGGGCATCAACTACGCTGATTACGGATCCGAATACCGGAACGAAAAACACGGTCGTCCTAAACGACAGCACTGGAGTGAACAGCAGCACGGTAGTCGAGAGCAAGACTGGAGTGATTACAGACACTACTACAGACACCAATAGTGGGACTACCACCTCAGTGTCCACGGATCTGAAAACCGGTGCGGTCACCACCATCACTTCAGACACGAATCTCGGAACTGTAACTCAAGTTACCGAAACCGTTGACGGGACCTCGACTACGACTAAGGACACGTCATCGAATGTGACGACCAATGTCACTGTAAGCAACAACACGAACACTACGACCGAAACTCGCGTCAACACCGACACGGGGGAGGTAGTGGTGACCGAGGTGATTACAGGGTCGGGCGAAGTGGTAAGGACCGAAACCAAAACGGTGCAAGACCTCACCCAGGAAGAGATCGAGAAGGTCGAGGTTAAAGACCCTGAGCCCGTCACCGCACAAACCGTGCAGACTGCGCAAAAGTCGACGAGCACTCCCACTTCCTCTCGCGCGGCAGTGCCTACTGGGGACGGCGGGATGCTCATGGGCGCTGCACCTGCGGTGACATCGAAGATCGATATGCCCCAAGAGGCATGGCTGGGTGGGCGATTCCGCACCGACCTTCCGTCGCTGGCCGCGATGTTTCCGTTCCTGTTCCCGAGCCAAGAAAAAGCCGAGAATGACGCTTTTTCCGCATTGCGCCGAGCGTCAGGTGTTGAACCCCAAGTACCTAAGAAGGAAGACATGGACTATTACGCATATGGTAAAGAACCATCAATAGATAGCGTACTTGAACCGTTTCTTAACGGAGGATCTGTCCAAAAGTACGCGCAAGGTGGTATAATAATGCCTTCAGCACTGCAGGCCGCAACGGGTGGGACACCACACAAAGGCTCTCACTACGTGCAGGGTGCGGGTGGTGGACAGGACGATTTAATCCCGGCGAGACTCGCGGACGGTGAGTACGTGTTCGATGCGGAAATCGTGGCGGCGCTGGGTGACGGGTCGAACAAAGAAGGGGCGCGGAAATTGGATGCCATGCGAGAGGCGATCAGGAAGCACAAGCGATCGGGATCCCTGAAAAAGATCCCACCACCGGCCAAGAATCCACTCGCGTACTTTAAGGAAGCGAACAAATGAGCCTCACCCAAGGATCACCGTTACCCGATGTAACGACTAAAAAGACGACCGGTACGGCGGGTCCCGACTGGTATAACGCATACCTGGAGAATCTAGCTAAAGCCGGATCGGGTGCTCTTGGTACGACGTCGGCAGAGGGGGTATTCACGCCGAAGACCGGTGCGGAACTGGTCGCTGGATTCGACCCGCTGCAGACCTCAGCGTTGGCCCGGGGTGCTACCGATCTCGAGGGGTATGGCGATTATTTTACTGACGCGGCCAGTCTTGCCGAGAAGGCCGGACAAGGGATCACACCGGAGCTAATCTCTCAATACCTGAACCCATTCATTTCAGGATACACCCCCGAGGGTGGCGGCGCAAGAATGCCCGGGGTGGTGGACGAGATGGAAAGGCTTTCGCAGCAAAACATGCAGCGGAATCTGATGCCAGCGCTAAAATCGTTCTTTGGTGGCACGGGCGGCACCGGATCGCAACGCATGATGGGTGCCTTGGGGCAGATGGGCGCAGATGTTCAAGCGAATCTTACCGGTGCACAAACGAAAGCAATGGCGGACGCCTACAACGAAGCGATGAGAACTGCGGGTACTCAAGCCGGTCTTTACCGCAGTGCGGCGGAGACCACCAAAGGTCTTGGACAAGCGGACCTGGACGCCGCGATTAAATCGATCACCGGTCAATTCGACCTCGGTGCGAAGAGTCAAGCGCAAGAGCAGGCAAAGCTTCTTGCACCAATTGCTACCGCTACCGGTGCTGGGAACATTTTCGCAAATTTAAAGGTTCCGACCACGGTGACCGAGGACTTCAAGGGTCCGATGCCGGGTGCATATTCAAACTCACCACTCTCGCAAATCGCCGGACTCGGATCGCTCTTCGCCGCAGGTGCGGGTGGGACCTCGGCAGTCCAGGGAATCACCGACACCTTCAAGAGCCTTTTTGGTTCGGGCAGCGATGGTGGTGGCGCACTTTCCGATTGGTACAAATCGAATGTAGAATGGTCGCCTGCTACGAACGTCGACAATTCGTGGGGCAAGGACTTCGGGGATATTTAACATGACCACATCTGCTGAAGATTCAGGCGCGGAAGGCTACAGCCCACTCCTGGCGCAAATGCTCAAAATCGACCCGAATAAACTCGGGGAGGTCTCCTTGTCCGCGCTCGGAAGACAAGCGATGGGGTCGGAGACCGAAGCCTACAAAGCGGCAATGGCCGAGGTGACGGCAGCACGCGAAGCAATGAAAGCGGCACTCGAGAATCGCAAAGGGCGTGTCGATCCGACGATGCTCGCACTTGCTCAGGGATTCTTGGCACCCACGAGAACCGGTTCTTTCGGCGAATCACTGGGGACCGCCGTAGGTTCCTATCAACAAGCCCAAGCTAGGGAGGAGTCCCGTGCTGCTGAACTCGCGAAAATGCGTCTTGAACTGGCAAACGCTGCAGTCCGAGAAGAGAAGGAGGCAGCAGCATTGGGCCTCAACGTGGCATCAAAGCTCACTCCAAAGCTCACCGCCTTCCAGCAGCAAGTACAGTCCGAAGGTATTGACCCTCGGTCCCCGAAAGGGATCGAACGAATCCTAGAACTGCAGGCGATCGAGAAGGCTACACCCGAGATGCGGGAGTTCGCAGCGTCCGCGAACATTAAACTCACCGATCCGATGTTCCCCGCAGCATTCAAGGCGGCGCAGGCTGCAAAGCCTCTGACCGATGTGGCGGCGAGGCTCGGAGTCGATGTCCGCACCGCCGAGGGTCGACAGTTAGCGCAAGCCGAATTGCAGCGCGAGGCCTTCCGCAAAGAAAACCCCGAGGTGGCGAAGGCATTAGCCTCCTTTGGTGGTGACCCGCTCAAGATAGCCGATCGTCAACGCGCAGAGCAGATCGTTACACGGGCCCGGAATCTTGAAGAATCCTCAAAATCGCAAAGCATCGCGACGGCTAAACTCCAGGCGGATCGTCTTCGGCAGGAAATCGAAGAGAATCGCCGCACAGGGAATGCTCCTGCGGTTGCCGAAACAGCACGGGCAGCCGGGGTGCCGCTGGACACCACCGATCGGTACGCAGGGCTCACGCCGAAGGAGAGAGCGGAGAAGCAAACCAAGGATCGCGAGGCTGCGGACAAGTATGTGGCCGAGAAGATTAATCCATTCCTCGCGGGGTTGGACGACGATGTGACGAACCTGCGTCGCGCTCTGGAGCTGAACAAACAGATAAACACCGGGATGGTGAAGGGAATGGGTTACGGGATCGGCGAGACCGCGAAATATCTCTCCGGTGACCGTGCGAAGTTCAACGAATTCGACGCGCTGGCCGCACTCTCGGCAAAGCAGAACAAGATCCCGGGTGACTCCAATGTGTCGAACGTCGACGTGCAAATGATGCGCCTCGGGACGTTCTCCTCGGACAAGGAGCCAAGTAGCAATGACACGATTATTCAATACCAGTTGGCTCAAAGACTACGCGACCGCGATTTCCAGAACTATATGTCCAATTATGCGGCGGTTAATGGTGCTATTACTCCTCGTGCTACTGCTGAGTGGCGAAGATATCTTGATGCTAATCCACTCACTGCTCGAGATAAAAACGGTAAATTAGTCATGAATCCGAATTGGGTGCCGTACACCACCTACTTCTCGGCTCCGAGAGTAAAAGTAGACGAAAAGGGTAGGGAGAAAGAGTAATGGCAAAAGAGCGGCTAATCAACGGCGTCATTTACGAATTCCCCGATAACGCGTCGGACGAGACGATCGAGCGGTTCGTGGCCCGGAAGACCGGGACGGCCCAAGGCTGGACCCCGAGGACGCCGGTGAAGCGCGAAGAGCCGAATCTCTCCGGCATGCCCGCTGCGTTTGCCCAGGGACTCACGATGGGATTCGCGGACGAAGCCATGGCCCGTGCCCGGTCGCTTGGTGGTGGCGACTACTCGGATCTAGTCAAAGCCGAACGTGAATCACTCCGCAAGTACCAAGAAGAACATCCAATAAAGAGCACACTGGCCGAAGTGGCCGGTGCCGCAGTCCCTGCAGTCTTTACCGGCGGCGCATCACTAGCACCCCAGGTCCCGGCTCGAATCGCACCGAGGCTTGCGCAGTTTCTTTTCGGCTCCTCCCCCTCGATCCCGAGAGCCATGGGGTACGGTGCAGGACAGGGTGCTATCACTGCAGCGGGAACCACCGAGAAGCCGTTGAGCGAACTTCCCGGCGAGATGACCCGAGGTGCAGCGCAAGGGTCACTGTTCGCTGGTGGACTTGGCGTACTCGGCAAGTACGTGGTGATGCCCTCCTTTCGGGCGCTTAAATCCGCGATGGGATTCGACGACCAGAACAAGGCGGCGGACATCGTTATCGCCCGGGCGCTGCAGCAAGACGGCAAGACTCCGGATCAAGCACTGGCGGCATTGCAGGCCATGCAGCGCGGTGAGATGACCCTAGCCGACGTTGGGGAAGCCACAGCGAATCTCCTCAGACGTGCCTCCCAGGCACCGGGACAAGCCCGAGAAGCGACCAAGACCGCGCTCGTGCAGCGCGAGGTGGGACGGGTACCTAGGGTGTCCGATGATCTCCGCACTTTAATGTCAGGCAGCAAGGACTTTTACACCGACGTCCAGAATCTGCTCGACTCACGCCGCGCATCGGCCAACGCACTTTACCAGGACGCGTGGGCAAACGCTCCCACCTTCACCCCACAGAATTCGCGGGATCTGGCGAGGCTTTCGAATCTGCCGTCTTTCAAAGAGGCGATGAAAGTCGGTCAACGTCGGATGGAAGATCAAGGGATCGACATTTCGAAACCGCAAAACGTTCTACGCGGACTGCACGAGACCAAGCTCGCACTCGACGATCTGATCGACGCGCAAACGGACTCGATCACCCGTAAGGTATCCCACCAGGGAGTCACCTACATGGACATGCGGAACCGGCTGGTGCGCGAAATGGAGAAGCTCTCGCCCCAATACCAGCAGGCCCGACTTCAGTACGCCGGGGATTCCGAGATGCTGGACGCGATGGAGAAGGGCAAGCGCATTTACCAGACCCCCGAACTCATGGTGCGGCGCGAGATCGCGGATTTCTCGAAGAACCCCTCCGTTTACGATGCCTACCGCGCAGGGATCGCGCAAACGATGCTCGAAAAGCTCCGCGCGGGTGGTGGGGCGGCGGACCCTATGCGGACAATATTCGGCAAAGACTCAGAAGCCCGGATCCGGCAAGCATTTAGGGACGACCAAGCATTTGATGAGTTTAAGCGCCGGTTACTCGAGGAATCGAAGATGCTCGGCACCGAAAAAGCCGGGTTCCGCCGGACCGCGCTGGATACCGACCTCGATACTCAGGGGGCCTCCGGAGTGGGTGCAGCTCGTGCGCTCCTGTCGGGTAGCCCGGTCCAGGCGACGCTTGAAGCCCTCCGCGCCACGTTCCCCCGGGTGACCGGGATGCCGGAACAGACGGCACAATCCGTGGCAGGTAAACTCACCACTCCGACCACGCAGCTCGACCCGGTGATCGAGGGGATCATGCGTAACCTTCAGGCCGAAGAAGCCGCGCTCAAATCCCAATCCACCCTGGCGAATATCGGTGGAGCACTCGCCGGAAGCCAAGCGGCAGCAAGGAAGCCCACTCCTCAATATCCAGAGGACACCCAGGGGCGCGAGGATGGGTCTCCGGCTGGCTCCTTGGGGTCTCCGTTGAGCTTGCAGAGGTAGTAAGCTACATTAATAGCCACCGGGGGCTCGAGCGCCTCCGAGAGGCTCTCTTTCCAATCTTCATTTCGCGCACCCGTGTGAACCCTATCCTGGCGACGACCTATGTGGTTCGTGGGACAGGGTTGCCGTCTAGAACCCCTCGAGACCGTTCCACTGTTCCATTATGATGGAACGGAGATGGAACAGCCTACTGGCTCCGAGGCCCCGTACGACGGGCGTTCTGAGGCAGTGGTATCTCTGTTCCACCGTTCCATCTGATATATATACATATTCAGGTTTCTGAACACGCAAGGTATACGTATATATGCATGGAACAATGGAACAGATGCCGGGAGGCCTTACGTGACGGGGGTTCTGACTGTTCCATCTGTGTTCCATTATGATGGAACGGTGGAACGGGTGGAGCAATGCTGAGACTTGTGCTCCGGGGAGAGATGTATTATAATTATACCAGCCCACCGAGGTGGTGTCAATAGTAATAGATAGAGGAACGTAAAGGATGGAAGGGTTAGTAAACGACTTCGCCGATCTGTTCTCGGGGAATCTCCGCTCTTACGGGCGCTGGGATCCGACGTCCGGGAACATGTCGACGGTAAAAGGTGAGGTAACGAACGATCAATACCTCGAGCACCTGGAAGGTGGGATCGGGTTAGGTATAGTACCGGTGACTGATGGTGGTACCTGCAAGTTCGGGGCGATTGACGTCGACAAGCATGAGTCACCAGAGGATATCGATTTCGAGGCGCTTCAGGCCAAGATCAACGAGTACAGGCTCCCGCTGGTGATGTGCCGGACCAAGCGCGGGGGTGCGCACTTGTACCTCTTCGGCGAGGAGTACCTCCCGGCCAAGCAGGTGCGGCGGGTGTTGGGATCGTGGCGGGACGTGCTGGGAATTAAGCACAAGACCGAGATCTTCCCGAAGCAGGATTCGCTCGTGACGTCAAGTGGCGAGAAGGCGCTGGGGAACTGGATTAACCTTTGCTATTTCGACGCTGAACATACGCTGAGGTATGGATTCGATGACGACTGCAACAAGCTCTCGTTCGATCTCTTCCTGCAGTACGCGCAAAGCAAGCGCGTCACCGTCGAGCAGCTGGCCGAACTCACGCTTCGTGAGCACCTTGAGGCCCCACCCTGCATCCAGAAGATGATCCACTCGGGGGTCGAGTCGGGTGCCCGGAATGAAGCGCTGTACAACGTCACCGTGTACTTGAAGAGGGCAAGGCCAGATAACTTCTTCGACGATGCGGTAGCGCTTAACGGGACGATGTTCGATAAGCCCTTGGGTGCTGCCGAAGCGAAAAAGGTCATTCGCTCCGCCTCCCGTCGCGACTATCTGTACCGGTGTGCGGAGGAGCCCTGCAAGTCGCTTTGCGATCGGAAGGTCTGCGTCACCCGGGAGTTTGGGATCTCGATGGACGAGAAAAAGGAACTCGACGCGCACGATGCGCTCCCGCAGTTCTCGGAGTTGATCGAGTACCTGTCCGATCCTCCCAGGTGGGGTATCCACGTGAATGGGCAGCTGATTTCAAACATCCCGACCGTGGTGCTGCGTGATCCGAGCCTGATGGGGACGCTGATTTTCGAGCGCCTCAAGATCAACATCCCGAAGATCACCCTCGACAATTGGCGTTCTCGGGTGCTGGATCCGTTGGTGCCGAATTTACGAACGATCGAGGTGCCAAAAGAAGCGTCAGCCTCGGGGATCGTTCAGGCGAAATTCGCTGAGTTCGTACAGAAGGCGGATCTCTCCAAGGACGGCAAGGATACGAACGAGCGTAAAGCACTGTTGCGCAACATCCCGATCGTGCAGGTCATCGACGGGGTTCGATGCGTGGTGTTCCGAGGGACCGCATTCTCCGAGTATCTGAAGCGTAACAAGGCCGAGGTCCAGACCGGCATGGATCTATGGACGACGCTACGGCGCGATTGCAACGCTTCACACGACAAAATCCGCGTACCGGGTGGCAAGACCCTGAACGTCTGGTACGCCCCAATCACCGAGGAATATGAGGTCAAGGTCGATGAGCCCGAATTTACCACCGAATTCTAATGAAACGAGCATAGATTATGATCCCAAAACCGGACGCTTCGTCGTCTACTCTCCGCCTTGGCTTCTGGAAAAAGTTCGACAGATTCCTAATCGTCGCTGGGATTCTCGTCGAAGAGTATGGACTGCTCCTGCACTCCGTGCTAATGCTGAATATATACTCGGGGCTTTTCAAAGCCGTTGTTTTACTGACCGAGCTTCTGCTGCGGCTCAAGCGGCTCTCGAGAAATCCCGTCCTGTTCAGGGCTCTATGTTCCCGGCTGGTTACACTTTCCGAACGACTCCTCGGCCATATCAGAGAGAAGCTCTTGATCGCGCATTCGACAAAAATGTCTTTGCATATTATATGGACATGGGTACAGGGAAAACGAAGGTCTCTCTGGACCTCTTAGGCGCACTCTTCCTTGACCAGAAAGTCGACCGACTGCTTGTAGTCACTAAGTTCACGACCCGCAAGAATTGGGAGCGCGAGGTCGGCATTCACCTGCCTTTCGAAGCCGATGTCTTGGTGCTGGATACCACGAAGCCGAAGCTCTTCCAGAATTGGAACACGACGGGTGACAAGTTCAAGATCTTGATCGTCGGTACCGAATCCCTCGCCGCAGGGTCAGCGGTGAATTATGCCGATGCGTTTCTGATGGTCTCCACTCGCGCTGCGATGGTGGTGGACGAGGCGCACATGATTAAGAATCACTCGGCGGTGAGAAGTAAGGCTTGCGTTTCGCTCGGGCGTAAGGCCGAATATCGATTTATCATGACCGGCACCCCGGTGGCGAATGGCCCGATGGACGTATTCATGCAGTTCGAATTCCTGGATCCGAACATAATCGGGATCGGAGATTTCTATTCGTTCCGGAATCGCTACGCGGTAATGGGCGGATACGAGGGGAAGGAGATCATCGGGTACCAGAATCTCGATGAATTGATCGAGCTGATTTCGCCCTTCATCTTCCAGGTGCGGAAGTCCGAGGTGTTGACCGAGTTACCACCGAAGGTGTTCGCGGTGCGTGAAGTACAGATGACTGATGAGCAAAAAAGACTATATAGACAGATTTCTAAAGAAGACAAAGCAGTATCTGGAGATCGGGGTATCACCGTCAAGTCCGTGCTCGAGCGAATGCTCAGACTACAAGAGATCTGTGGCGGGATCATTGCGTACGAGCGAAATCCTGACCTTTACAACCCGGACAAGTACGAGCATTGTCGTATCCCGGGTAAGAATCCGAAGGTCGAAGAGCTAAAGGCGATTATTGAGGAGACCGAGGGCGCGGTGATCGTCTGGTGCCGGTTCCTGGAGGAAATTGCGATGGTGAGCGAGGCCTTACGCGAGACTTACGGGAGGCGATCGGTGGTCGAGATTCACGGCGGGATCGGGGAGCAGCAGCGGGACGATAACGTCCAGGCGTTTCAGCGGGGTGAGGCGCGATTTTTGGTCGGTAACGCCGCGACCGGTGGGGTGGGGCTCAATATGACCCGGGCGGAGACCGTGATTTATTTCTCGAATTCATTCTCCTTCACCGACCGCGACCAGTCCGAAGATCGGGCGCACCGGATAGGGCAGACGAAGTCGGTAACCTACATCGATCTGGTGTGCGAAGGATCGGTGGACGAGATCGTGCTCGATGCACTACGCGGTAAAAAGGACGTCTCCGAGTACGTGCGCCGGAGCATTAACGATGCAAACGAAGATATCTTACGCCGATTACTCTCCTAGTGGTATAATAGGGGTCTGCTACATAGAGGAATAGAGCGATGTCATCCCGAGTATTCGTGACCCAAGAGGTCACCACTGCGAACTACACCGACCTGGACCGGTGGGGCGAGTCAGTATTCTTAACCGCGTCTGAGGTGTCGAATGTACGAACTTCGGTCCATAACCGTAAACTGGTACACGTCATCCGGTCGAAGCTCGAGACCTTTGACCCAAAGCGTGACTATATCGCGCCGTCTGGATCCCCAATTGTCACGGGGATTGTATTCGCTGTACTGGCAGCTGAAGGCATCCGCAAATTCCCAGTACTTAAATGGAATAACCGAGACCGGATATACACTCTGGTGCTTGTAGAAATCGATATATCGGAGGTGGAAGATGTCATCTGAAGACGCATTGAATGCTGAATTCCGGATCTACGATGGGCTGAAGCTCACGGAGCTAATCATCCGCATGCACGAGATCCAGGGCAAGAAGGATCGGCTCGAGGCGCAGGTGAAGGATCTTAATAAGCATTTCGACTTCTTGCGCATCACCAAGATTCCGGCGCAGATGGAAGAGGACGGGATCGATCGCATCAATGTCACCGGCGTGGGCCGGGTGTCGCTCACCGCAGACATGCACGTGTCGATCAAGGCGGAAAAGAAGGGCGACTTTTACCAGTGGCTGCGCGACAACGGACGGTCGGATCTGATCGCCGAGACCGTGAATCCGTCGACACTAAAAGCTACAGTTAAGAATATGGTCAAGACCGGCGAGGCGTACCCGGATGAGCTTTTGAACGTCTCCCCCTTCACCCGTGCCTCGATTACGAAGGCATAACACCGAATTCGGCGCAAGCCGGATACTGGCGGGGCTTCCCGTCTGTTAATTGTAATGGAGTAATTGCAAATGGCGAAAGCTAAAGAGTTAGTAACTACCGCGAAGAGCGAATTCGATATTATCACTACGGACGCTCCCGATTGGCTCCCGACCGGCACCACGCGTGGAACGGAGAACATTACGACGGACGATATGATCATTCCTCGAATCGAGGTGATCCAAGCGCTCTCTCCTGCGCGGAACAAAAAGGACTCCTCCTACATCGAGGGGGCCGAAGAGGGGATGTTATTCAATAACGTCACCCGCGAGCTTTACGGCGAGTCGGTCACCGTTATTCCGGTGTTCTACACCAAACAGTACTTGATCTGGAAGGATCGCAAGCTCGGGGGTGGCGGTAGTAATGGGTTCCGTGGTGCATTCAACACCCGCGAGGACGCGTTGGCCGAAATCTCGAAGCTCGGCGAGGATGGACTCGAGGCTATCGATACCGCGCAGCATTTCGTACTCGTGCACCACCTAGGGCAGGTCACCGAGGCCGTGCTCTCGATGAGCAAGTCCAAGATGAAGGTGAGTAAGCGTTGGAATTCGTTGGTACGTATGACCAACATGGATTCGTTTGCCCGTGCCTATACGCTGTCTTCGGTTGAAGAGACCAACGCACGGAACGAGTCTTACTACAACTTCAACATCGCACCGTTGGGGTTCGTGAGTAAACCGCTTTACGATCGTGCGCTGCAGCTCTTCACCACAATCAAGTCCGGTGGCGTGAAGGTCAGCAATGACTACGATGCGGCTGACGTTGGCGAAACCGAGTACTAATGCACGTTCGGGCCATCTACGGTCCTCCTGGCACCGGTAAGACCACGGAGTTGCTGCGGTTAGTGCAGCACACGCGCGAGACCGGTGTCCAGGCCGAGCGGATAGCGTTTCTGTCGTTCACCCGTGCGGCGGCGAGTGAGGCGTTATCTAGGCTCGGCCTGAAGAGGTCCGATAATGTATCCACGATTCACGCGATGGCGTTTCGCTCCTTGGGATTGAAGCAAGCCCAGGTGGTGGACCATATTAAGCTGCGTGAATTCTCGAAAGTCACCGGTATTCCGATCGTCGGCAAGTCCCCCGAGGACGATGAAGAGCGCACCGATGGGGACGCCTACTTGGATCTGTTGAACTATGCGCGAAACACCTTCAGTCACCCTTCCGAAGTCTACGAGATTTCGGATCGTCCGGGCACTCGTGCAGAATATGAAATGTTCGTCTCAGCGTACGCGAACTGGAAGAAGACCTACGGCTACTACGACTTCACCGACATGCTCGAGAGGGCCAGCGCCGGAGCTGTTCGACAGGGAATTGAGGTCCTATTCGTCGACGAGGCACAAGACCTTTCACCTTTGCAGTGGCGTGTTATTGAGCGGCTCGCAAAACGCGCACATCAAGTCTTTGTCGCGGGGGATGATGACCAAGCAATATATGCTTGGTCGGGCGCTGATCCACACGGTATGGCAAAATTCTGCGCGAAGCACAAGGGTGATAGCGTTGTGCTCTCGCTCTCGCATCGACTTCCTGTTGCAGTGCACCAGAAGTCCCAGTCTCTCATTCGTCGAGTCCTTTTCCGCGTGGATAAGGAGTTCGATTCTTGTGGACGCCCAGGCACAGTACGGAACCATGGGTCAATGGCGTCGATTGATGTTGAACACGGCGAGGATACGCTGGTTTTGGCACGGACGCATTCAATCCTGCGCGAAGCTGAGAACGCGCTCATCGACCGCCGCATCCCCTACGTTCGGGAGTCGGGCCGTCCGGGAATGTTCCAGAATCGGTATGCCATTGGCCTTCGATCATACAACAAGATTCGCGACGGAAAACGTCTATCAGACTCTGATCGATCGGCTCTCTTTGCAGTGGGATCAGCAGAGACAAAGGCAGCGCTCGAAAGAAACGATTACATGGCGATCGTCGCGTCCCCTTTCTACATTGCGATCGAAATGCCGCACCGCGTCATCGATTACTACCAGGAGGTCGACATCGATGTGGAGCCTACTATTCGACTCTCCACTATTCACGCAGCTAAAGGCCATGAGGCGGATCGCGTCATCGTACTTACGGATATGACGAATCGCGTGGCGGACAGTGCTCATGCTAAGCCGGACGACGAGATTCGGGTGTGGTATGTGGCGCTAACGCGAAGCAAAGACGTACTGGATATCGTGGAGGGCTACAATGGCTATAACCTAGATAATTGACAGATAATCCCACGAGTGATATAATAGACCCTTCACCACTATAGAGGACTACATGAAACAGTACGACAACACCAATTCCGGGCTGCTGATGCGGAACGAGAATCGCACCACGGACTCGCACCCCGAGTTCACCGGATCGCTCAACGTCGAGGGCCGGGACTTCTGGGTATCCGCCTGGGTCAATACCGGCAAGCCCGGGTCCAAGATCGAGGGAAAGCGTTACTTCTCGATCAAGCTCTCCCCGAAGGATGCACCGAATCGCGGGAACACGGGTCGCAAGAACGCGGCGACGGATTTCGACGATATAGACGACGAAATCCCATTTTAATGAATATCCCACGCATTGACGGCCAGATCCCCTACTTGGTGGTAGATACCGAGACCACCGGGCTCAAGTGGTGGGAGGACCATGTGTTCGGGGTCTCTATCGCACTTCCCGATGGCACCGCTGGGTATTGGGACGTACGGGCGACTCCGAAGATCCTGGATTGGATGGTCGACCTGATCGCCGAGGATCGCGTGGGCGTCTGGGTCGGGCATAATTTCAAGTTCGACCTGCACTTCCTGCGCGAAGCCCGAGTCGGAATCCCGACCGATCGGATCGATTGTACGATGATTCGGGCGGCGCTAATTAACGAGCATGAGCCGACTTATGGACTCGATTTTTTGGCGCGGAAGTACGTCGGAGCGCAGAAAGACACGGAGATCTACGATGAACTGGCGAAGCTATTTGGGGGTCGTGCTACACGCAACGCGCAGATGCCGAACATTTCACGCGCTCCTCAGGAGGTCGTGGCGCGGTATGCAATCCAGGATGCGGTAGTCACCCGGCAGCTCTACCTGTGGCAGCGGAGCGAGATCGAGAAGCAAAATCTTCATCGAGTGCACAGACTCGAGCGGGATCTGATGCCCGTTATTATCGACATGGAGACCGAGGGAGTGCGGGTCGACGTCGATATGGCCGAGAGGGCCTCTCGTCACCTCACGAAGCGCATCGACGATATGCAGCGGGATCTAAATAGGGAGGCCGGGTTCGAGATCAACCCGAACCCCTCCGGATCGATCGCGCAGCTATTCAAGCCGACCCTGGGTGAGGACAATGAGTGGTACCTGATCGATGGCACCCGGGCCGGGAAGACCGATGGCGGCAAGGCGTCGATCGATGCCGATTGTCTACGTCGCATGAAGCACCCGGCGGCGAAGATGATTCTCGATCTTCGCAAAATGCTCAAGACCCGAGACACTTTCATTCAGGGTCATATCCTCGGGCACCAGCAGGACGGGGTGATTCACTGCAATTATAACCAGACCAAGAACGATTCGGAAGCGGGGACCGGCACCGGACGACTCTCGATCACCAATCCTGCGCTGCAGCAAATCCCGTCGCGGGACGTGGCGATCAAATCGCTCGTGCGTCCGATCTTCAAGGCGGATCACGGCGCGAAATGGCTGGGTCTCGACTGGTCGCAGTTCGAATTTCGGGTCGCGAACCATTACGGGCAGGTACCGTCTATTCTGGAGGCCTACCGCGAGAATCCGAACCTGGATTTTCACCAATTGGTCTCCGACATGACCGGCATCCCGAGGAACGCTCAGTACGCGGGGGGCCCCTCCTCGAAGGCCATTAATCTAGGGCTCGCCTTCAATATGGGGTCCGGGCGACTGGCCCAAGAGTGCGGACTACCCTACACCGAGGAGACCGGGCCAAATGGGAATCTGTACCTGAAGGCGGGGCCCGAGGCGATGGAACTCTTCGAGCGGTATCATGCGGCGAACCCCGGGATGCGGAATATGGCGAACAAGGCGAGTTCGATCGCCAAAGAGCGCGGGTACGTACACTCGATTATGGGGCGGCATATTCGGTTCCCGGGTGGGCAGTTCGTGCACAAGGCGTCGGGGCTGATTTACCAAGCGACTTCCGCCGACTGCATGAAGATGAAGCTCATCGAGCTGCACCGTTATCTCACCGGTCACGGGGTGGGACGGCTGCTGCTGTCCGTGCACGACGAGGTCGGGATCTCGCTCGATAAGGACTCGCTGGATCACGCGGACAAGATCGCGCAGATTTACACTACATTTGATGGAATCGATTGCCCGATCAAGCTCCGGGTACCGATTACCTGTGATTGGGGCTTGGGTGAAGACTGGTACGAGGCAAAAGGATGAAGAAAATAGATTTGGTCATTGACCTTCAATTCGGCAGCACGGGCAAGGGGCTGATCGTAGGCACCCTGGCGACTTATGAGGGATACGACACGGTGATCACCGCGTGGGCACCCAACGCGGGGCATACGTTCATTGACGCCAAGGGGCGTAAATTCGTGCATACACATTTGGCGAACGGAATCGTCGCCCCCTACCTGCGTAGGGTGTTACTGGGCCCAGGCTCGGTGATTAATCCGGCGCAGCTCCTGGCCGAGATCGAACAGTGCAAGGATATAATCGACGCGAAAAATATCCAGATCCTTATCCATCCGCATGCAGCGGTGGTGACCGAGGAACACTTGGAGGAAGAGGCGCAAAGCATGACGGCGATCGGCTCGACCAAGAAGGGTGTGGGTGCGGCGATGATTTCCCGGATCCGTCGTCAGCCGAACAAACCCGCCGTCGCGAAGGACTTTCTGGAGCTTGCGTCTATGGTGTGCACCACTGCGCAGTACCAACGAGCGATTCGAGATTCGGAACATATCTTGATCGAAGGTGCACAGGGCGTGGGCCTTTCCATGTACCACGGCTTCTACCCCTACACCACCTCGCGGGATGTGAGCACCTTCCAGATCCTGGCCGACTGTGGGATCCCGGCCACACTTTTCAACGAGGCTTCGTGCCGCGTGATCGGTACAGCGCGTACGTATCCAATCCGGGTGGCGAACCGGTACGATTCGGAGGGTAGGCAGGTGGGGTACAGCGGACCGGCGCACCTGGACCAAAAGGAGATCTCATTCGAGGAGATCGGCCAGCCGATCGAACTCACCACGGTGACCAAGCTCCCGAGGCGCATTTTCACGTTCAGTCGCGACCAGATCCGCGAGGCGATCGACCTGTCGGGCGCGAGCGAGGTGTTCTTGAACTTCGCGAATTACGTGCAGGACGAGCAATACCTGCTCCATATCGTGAACTCTATTGAAGAGACCGGCGCTAGGGTAAAATGGCTGGGTCTCGGTCCCGATATCCACTCGGTGGTGCTGCTGTCCGAGGGTGAGAACTACACGGCGAGACGTAAAGAGATCGTATCCAAATGGCAGCGCTACAAATTCCGCAACAAGGCTGGAGCTTAAAAGATGTCTAATGAATTTATCATGAACTCGCTGCTGCACACGCACGAACAGAACCCCCTTCCCTGGAGCATACACCCGGGGAACGATATGGTGGTCATTGATGCTAACGGTGCAGCGGTGGCGAACTTCGAAGTGAAACATCAGTACAACGGCGTGCTCGGGAACTGCGAGAAGAACGCGGACTTGGCCGTACGGTCCGTCAATGCTTTCGCGAAGCGCGGAGGGGCGGATATCCGGCGGCTGCAGCAGGTGGTCACCACTTGGGCGGACGAGGTGTTCCCGAATAGGAAGACACCCGACGTGTTGCTTAAGCTCTACGAGGAGGTGGGCGAGTACGCCCGTGATCCGAAGGCGGCGGCAGAGTTCGCGGATATAATGATTCTGCTGCTCGATCTAGCGGCGATTAATGGCATCGATATTCGAAGGGCAGTGACCGAGAAAATGGCGATCAACGTTGGACGTACTTGGACCGTGGACTCTCAAACCCGTATTATGAGGCATACACATGATGAAAAGCCGTAATGAAGTATTCGAGATCTGGTACTCGCGTCGGTTTGGCGAGTTACTAGGTGAACAGGACTCGCACACTAGGGAGTTCGTGCGGGAGATATGGAATCAGGCGCTTAGTCGTGCCGTGGATCACTTCGAGTTCGAGAACTTCGAACCACTCGAAAGTGGGCAGATCATCGACCGGCTTGAGCGTCTTAAAGCGATAAGGTAATCAGGATGGGTCTTTCTCTAGCTGAACAGCTCCGTGCTTCGCACGTCAAACGGTGGCAGATCGTCAACGTCTCGCGCACTCAGAATCTTGCGGAGCATCATTTTAACGTCACCCTCATCGTCGGCCAACTCGCTCGGCATTGCAGGGACAAGCAGCTGCTCGACCCCCAGTACGCATTGAGGCTCATGCACTGGTCGCTCTCGCACGACATGGTCGAGGTCCGCACCGGGGACACCCCGACGCCCTACAAGCGGGTGCTGAGGCAGGTGGGTGGGTTGGACATCATCGACAAGTCCGAGGAGGTCGTGGACCCGGGATACATCGCCGACAAGCGTCGGATCGCTGGGACGCCGATCGAAATGTACGTGGAGATCGCGGACCTGATCGAGGCGATTTGGTTCCTGCGTGACCACGGGATCGGGCAGAACGCACTCGATGTTCAATCGGGTCTTGAGGCGTCGCTCGACCGCTGTGTGCAGAAGTGGCATGGGGTTTTCGAGGAATTGGATATTGATTTCGCGGTGCGCCGCGTAAGCGAGGAGATCGGGATATGAAATGCGTTAAATGTGGCGGTATCACCCAGGTTACGACCGTGTACCAGAACGCGGACGGTGGAACGCGTCGCCGCAGGGCATGCACGGTCTGCCAATTCCGATTCACCACGCGCGAGTACCCGTCGATCACAGATCCGAAGCTAAAAGAGTACTATTTGGAAACGGATGTTGACACAGATACCCCGCCCGTGGTATAATTAGGGTCTTAACACACATAGAGGAACTTAATGACCCCGATTTTCTACAATCTCCGCCAGTCCTGCGACTTCGACTTTCCGTCTTATCGCAAGATCCCGATGTTCGTGCGACAGGCCGCGCGACCACTGCTTACCGATTTTGAGCCGTTGAAGAACGTCGAGTTAATCACCGCGCATTCGCTGAAGTACGTGGTGAACGTGTTCTCGGGCAAGACCCCCAATGGATTCGGAAATACCGACACGGTGCTTAACGAGACACTCAGGTACACGAACGCGAACTTCTTGGCCGCGACCCGGCACGTGAGCGAAAAGAAAGCGGAGGTCGCATGCTCAGCCACTCAGGGCTTCCACCACGCGGGGTTCGACTTCGGAGGAGGGTTCTGCACATTCAACGGGCTGATGATCGCGGCGCTCAGCAGTGGAGCGATCAAACCGGCGCTAATCTTCGACGGTGACGGCCACTACGGGGATGGGACGGACGATGTCATTGCGGCGCTGGCCGCGCACGACCGAGTGCGGCACGTGACGAATCTGGATATGCGATCGTTCGTCTCGCGCTACAAGCCAAACGCTCATGACTGGGAAGTGTGGGCCTCTGGCTTGATTTCGTCGTCGAAGCCTAGTATAATAATGTACCAAGCCGGTGCTGACGCGTGGATCGAGGACCCTTATGGTTCCGGGTACCTCTCGCTCGAGGGTCTGCGGAATCGTGACCTCGGGATCTTTCGCGCAGCCAGGAAGTCTAAGATCCCTCTCGTGTGGAATCTCGCCGGTGGATACTGCAAAGATGTTCAACGCACGGTAGACGTGCATATTCAGACACTCAGAACCAGCGACGAGGTGTATTATGGCGGGACCTAGCAAAGCACTCACATTCTTGGACCTTATGGGTCACGTCGGAGCGGGAACCCGCACGATGGCAAATATCCCGGGGGCGAAGCGCATCCCGGAGTCTTTTGCCAAAGCGCAAAAAACGATGACTCCCGACGAGATTATCGAGCAGTACAATAAGGCGCAGATGTTCGGGAAAGATCCGAAGACGGGTATAGTGAGGCAGTTGGTCCAGTCCCCACACTTCAGATCTTCCTCGTTGTCGGTGAGCGATCAGGCGCGGATGGCGCAGGGGAAGCTACCGCTGCAAAAGAAGATAGTGCAGCAGGTGGTGGACCCCTCGGACCCTCACAACCCGCTGTCTGAACTCACGGCGACTCCGGATGAGGACATGCTTTTCGCTACTAGCTATCCCGAAGAGCTTTACCATCGGATGTACAATCGTGCCGAGGATGCACAACGGGCGAAAACCGTTCCGGATGATGTCGGCGTGTACGATATTGGGGCGCTGAATGCTGGTGCGGGGATGGGTGCCATGCAGTACGCGGCGCTTTACGACCAGCTTCGTGCTGCGGGTGCTTTCTCGGGCCCCACCGCACTCACCGATGTCAACGAGTTACGCAGGCTGGGTAATGTGATGTCCTACGGTCTCCGGCACGGCGACTACGAGAATATCGCTCCGGTCATAAGCGCGATGAATCGATCACCACAGCTTTTCGGTCGTGCAGAATACGCGGACTGGTTAGCTCGCCCTTTGATGGACATCTTGCAGCAGGGTAAGGGCAGTCCGATTTTTGATCAAGCGGTGGCGCTGAAGCCCGTGGACTTGGCCGACATGACTCCGGACCAAATCACCGGGGTGTTAGGTCTGAAAGAAGCGCAGTTGAATCGTATCGCAGGTCCGGTACGTGAACCAATCATGCTCGAGGCGGCGGATCCGGGTCTGCTTCGTCATTTAGCGGTCCCCGCACTCACTGACCCCAACGCCTACGGCATGCAGAGGGGCATCGGTCCCAATACCCTGGGCCGCGCGGCGACGGTGGAGCAGTTGATCGAGAAGATCCTCGCGGGTCGCACCGGAGAGGGAGCGACGGAGGAGATTCTTAATCAGTCCAAGCGTCGCGGCATGAACCTGGAGGAAGGGTACAAAGGTCGTTATAAACAAGGGGGGTTAGCACGTGCAGCAATCATCGACTGATTTGAAGGCAATACTTGAACAGCGCGGGTCGGAATACGGGGATTTCACGGAACAAGCGAAGATCTCCCAGGCCTTGCAGGAAGTAACGAGGGCGGGGCGCAGCTACGTCACGATGGACACCTTCCAGAAAGAGGCGCTTTTTATGATTTTACACAAAATCTCGAGGATCGTTAATGGAAACTCTCGGAACGTTGACTCATGGGCGGATATCGCCGGATATGCCACACTCGTTGCAGACCGACTACAAAAGTGAAGGGGTATTGACAGATTGTAGCACCCGTGTTATAATAGAGTCTCCAGTAAACAAACCGATAGAGGACAAAAATGGCAAAGAAAGCACCAGTAATCACCGAGCAGATGGTCGACGAGTTAGCACAAGTCCGCCAGCAGCTTGCCGAGCTTGTGGCGCGGGAGAAAGCACTGAAGGAGACCTTTCGCGAGGCGGGTGCAGCCGTCTACCGGGGCCAGCAGTTCCAGGTCGAAATTACGTTCTCATCCCAGAGTCGGTTAGACTCGCAAGCGGTGAAGGATGCCCTTGGGCCGAAGTGGATTGCCGAGCACCAGAAAGCGGTGGAGCAGATGAATATCCGATCGATGGTCCTGGTGTGATGAAGCCCCGATACGTGACTACGCGTAAAGGGGTCCGGATCGGGTACACGTACGTGCCCCGTCCGGTTTACGATCAAAGCGGCGACATGGACCGGCTGCAGACCGCACTACTGCACCGACGAGGAAGTGCCTGGGCGGGAGCGAAAGACCTGCTTGCCTACACGATCGGGATAGCTGCACTACTCTCACTTTTTTGGGCCAAGGAGCTTTACGAATGGGTAGGCAGTCTAATCTAGCCGATCAGCTGCAGCAGGCCATTGAGTATTTCCGACGATTCGGACCCTGCCCCTCGGGCGATATGCAGAACGAGATCGGAATCACCAAGCGCGAAGCCGAGCGGGTGATCCGGTTGCTCAAGAATCACGGCGATATCGTGGAGCTGGCATTCTTTCGCAATCGCCCCTGGTACGTGCTTAAACACGACGTCGAGCGACACCAGGATTGGCTCGATCGGAAGCGTCGAGGAATGGGGGACCTGGGGATCTCGGTCCGTGCGAGGGACCGGATGCTCAGGGATTCGATGAAGCTGATCGACGAATCGATGCGCACGTGGTGGAAGGGGTGAACGGATGCTTTGCCCTTTTTGCCACGACGACCGGACAGGTCACGCCGGTTCTACCCGTGTTGCGGATTCTCGGCACTATTGGGACGCGAATGCTCGGCGTTACTTCACCGAGCGACGCCGCGTGTGCAAGGTGTGTGACGCAGTATTCCATACCGTCGAGCGATCGCCGACGGTGAAACCCAAGGAGAAAAACACATGAGCAGAGAAGCTATGCAGATGGCGCTAGAACTAATAGAGCCTATTGCCCACAACAGTACCGATGATCCAAGAGGTAAGGCATACGAAGCCATCACCGCCCTGCGCCAAGCACTGGAGACAAAGCGTGAATGGGTTGGTCTGACCGCAGATGAAATCTGGAAATGCAATAAAGCGAGAGGCAGTGCTGTGGAGTTTCACATTTGTTACGAACATCAGAACGTATTAGATTTTGCGGAATCTCTCGAAGCGAAGCTGCGGGAGAAGAACACATGAGTGAGAACAAGAATGCGAAGACACCGGCAGATGGACCGGATTACGAGCGCGGATTTATCGATGGTATGCAGCGCCAGATGCAATCAAGCGTTGAAAAGGCTATTCACGAGCAGCCCACCAAGATCTTCGGTCCCGGTCTCGAGCAGATCCTGAACAGCGCCGGATTCCACAAACAACGCGAGTGGGTAGGGCTGACCGACCGCGACATCGACGAGTGCTATTTCGCCGCGCGACGACCGGACTTCGACATCTGGGCCTTCGCCGAGGAGATCGAAGAAAGACTTAAGGAGAAGAACACATGAGCCGTGAAGCTATGAAGCTGGCGCTTGAGGCGTTGGAGGATGTGCCGTACATGTCAAACAAGGATGACTACGAGCGGCTAGAAAGGGTTACAACGGCCTTGCGCCAAGCACTGGAGAAACCTAAATACCGCCGAGGTGACAGGCTCTTGTGCCTAGAGACGGAAGAGTACTGCGTCATCCACATTAGCGGAACGGATCGTCAGTATGTGAAATTTCCTGATGGGCATGTCGGTCAGTACACGAACCAGCAGGTGGCTGACCATTTTGAACCGCTACCGAAGGAAGTCGATGCCGACGACACCCGCCCCCAAGCACGTTCATTGACCGATGAATTGATGGACTGCGTTGATCGGTTGGGGTCTGAGGCTGACACTGTTGATCCACGCGTTTGGCAGCACTTGCTGGTGTACGCACCAAAGCATGAGAAAGAGCCAGTGGCGTGGGCAGACGCAATCATCGACGATTTGCAAGGGCTATTTGATACAGATGGCATCACAGAACAAGATTCAGGGGATGCGCTTATTAGACTGTCTGATGCGATTGCAGTAGTGGAAGGTGAGAAAAAACGCTACACCGCGCCACCAAAGCATGAGAAAGAGCCGGTGGCGTGGGCCAATTCATTCGACCTGAAAAACTTTGACATGAAAGTGCGGACATGTCCTGACCTGCACCACACAGTGCCCCTTTACGCCGCACCACCAAAGCAATGGGTTGGGCTGACGGATGAGGAGATTGACCAAGGTTTGCTACGCACTAACTACGCAATGAAGAATGCTGGTGCTTGGCGTGATGGCGTTGAATGGGCGCAGTTACAACTCAAGGAGAAAAACAATGGGTGATATGAGCGAAGACCTTGAAGGTAACTACCAAGTACAACGTTCGAAAATAGTCAATCAACCTGCATACGCATCGCCAGTGCTAATAACGCAGTACGGCTGGGCAAAGCGCGGACAAGAAACAAGTTGGTATGAAACAAAAATTGAATCCATTCAAGCCAAGCTAAAGGAGAAGAACACATGAGCAGAGATACAGGCGGGCCAGCGTTTCCGACAACGCAATATGTAAACGGTATCAGTCCAAGTGGGCACAATGTCGGCATGACCCTGCGCGATTACTTTGCGGCTAAGGCGATGCAAGCACTGACGCAGAAATACAGCCATGAAGGGGATATTTCACGCAACGCATACAAAATTGCAGACGCTATGCTAAGAGCGGGGGAGAAATGAACGAACGAATTCGAGAACTTGCCGAACAGGCCACTGAACACGATTATACAACTTGGGACTCGTATAATCAAAAAGAACTGGTGTATTACAAGTTCAACAAAGAAAAGTTCGCCCTGTTGATTGTCAGGGAATGTATTGACATTGTAAGCCCCTATGCCATTAGGATGGTAAACTTTGATGGTGGACATCCTATCGCAGATTTGAAGAAACACTTCGGAATTGAAGTATAAAGGAGAAGAACACATGACCTACGAGACGACACCTAAGCAGGATCAAGCGATCCGGGAGTGGTTACAAGCGTCCATAGTTCCTTTGATTGAGCAGGTGCTGGTGAAAAAACTCGGACAAGCCATGTCGTTCGCGGCTCAGGAATTGGGGAAGCCTGAACGTGAATGGCGGGGGCTGACGGATGCGGAGATACACGATATGAGCGGGTACGAGGAAGATCGGAAAATGTACCGATTTGCCCGAGACGTCGAAGTCAAGCTTAAGGAACGCAATCATGGATAAAAGCATTTGGACGCGTAGACACGAGATCGACAAAGCACGGCACGACAAGATGAAGGAGCTTATGGACGAGTACGATCGAACCGTGTACTATCCGGCGAGAAAGCGATTGGTCGAAGACTGCGAGAAAGAGGGTCACACCCAGGGGAAGTTCCACGACAACGGGCTCGGCTGGACGTGGTGGTGGTGTGGTAAGTGCGGAACATCTTTTAACAAGCTGAATAGTCATGCGTGAATTCGATATGTGGTTTCGGTTATGCGCCCTCCTCGGTTGCGGTATTTGCACCGGAGTGAGCACCGGCGATTTTTTCACCACGACGGCCGTGATCCTGGCGCTGATTTTTCTCGAGCCTTACAAGTATTGATCGTCCGACGAACGGTAGCTTTAGCCCATTGACGAATTGTCCCACTGGTGTTATAATAGAGGTTCATCAATCACAATAGAGGACAGTAGAAATGGCACACGAACTCGATTTTTCAAATGGTCGCGCGAACATGGCCTACGTCGGTCGCACCCCCTGGCACGGACTCGGGCAGGAACTGGACGCGAACGCGACGCTCGACACCTGGATCGAGCAAGCGGGGTTTAACTGGGAAGTCAAGAAGGGCGCGATCCAGTACGAGGTGCGCGACGAGGAGAATCACCCCGTCTGCGTGAACACGGTCCCTAACCGTTGGGCGCTTTACCGCTCGGACACCGGCAAACCGCTCTCGGTCATGTCCTCGAATTACAACATCACCCAGCCGCGCGACGTTATGGAGTTCTTCCGGAACCTGATCGATATCGGCGGGTTTAAGATGGAAACCGCCGGGATGCTGCGCGGTGGTGCTACCTATTGGGCGCTGGCTCGGATCGACGATTCGTTCGACGTCGGCGGCGGGGACGAAGTCCGCCCCTACGTCCAGGTCGCGACCTCCTGCGACGGGACGCTTTCGAATGTCGCCCAGTTTACCACGGTGCGGACCGTGTGCCAGAACACGCTCAACGCCGCGCTGCAAGACACCGCAGGGCAGATCCGCATTCCGCATTCGACGAAGTTCAACGCCGAACGCGTCAAGGCTGACCTCGGGCTGATCGGCGGGACCTGGGAGCGGTTCAAGAAAGACGCAGTCGAGCTTTCGAAGCGTACGGTGTCCAAAGCCGAGGCGACCAAGTATTTCCTCGACGTGCTCTACCCCGACCAGGAAGAGGTCGACCTCGACGCGCATCGCCCGATGCTCGAACTCGTGACTTCGATCTACCTGAACGGCATTGGCCAGAACACCCGCACCGCGCAGGGTACAGCCTGGGGGTTGGTGAACGCGATCACCCGGTTCACGGATCATGAGCGTAAAGCCACGAGCGCAGATACCCGGCTGCAGTCCGCTTGGTTCGGTGCCGGTGCCCGGATGAAACGCAATGCATTGACTGCGGCTCTCGCTCTGGTATAATGTCGAGTGCGGACCTCTCCTCGGTCCGCTTCTCCTGTTGATTGGGTTTTCGACGTTTCGGGGGGTCACGCAATGGGCCCCCCATTTTTTACACACAAATAGAGGACTTTTCACCCATGGTACGCAAAAAAGGTAAACTTACCACCCCCGAGATCGACGAGCATGAAGCGGACGTCTTTCACCCGCTCGACCCGAAGAAGGTGTTCGAGGAGCCCGAGCCCACCCCGGAGCCTGAACCCCCGTCCGAACCCGAAAAGACCCGGTACACACGCGATGAAGCGATTCACACGATCGCCTCCTACGAATGTGAATCTTCGACCCATTCGCAGGTGTACGAAATGCTCACCGGGGCGATTTTGCCGCTGCCCTTCAAGACCAACGCGGTACTGACCAAAATCCTCGCCGACTGGCTCGGGTTGGAGGAGGTCGAAGTGTACTCGACCAACGATTGTGTGAAACGCTGGTACGTTTCCGCCGAGTCCCGGGTGTGAAGAGCTACATCGCCGGTGAAGCCACATGGCGGTCACCGCAGGAGCACCCTCCCCCGATGGGCGTGAGAATGTTGCTTCTGAACCCGAGTGGCGTGTGCGTGATCGGGACCTGGGCCGACTGGGCGTTGGCCTGGGCTCCGCTGCCAAAGATCACACCTGAAATGAAAAGCATCATCATCTATGGGAAAAAAGATATTATGAAAGCGAAGGAATGAATCGCGACGAAATCATCCGCATGGCGCGGGAGGCTGGATTGGCTTACGGGCCTGACGAAAAGCCATTAGGTTCTGTAACACGTTTTGCTGCCCTTGTTGCTGCTGCCGAGCGTGAGGCGTGTGCGAAGGTGTGTGAAGACATAGACACCGAATACGAAGGCAAGGATGTACTGGCAACTTGGTGCGCCACCGCCATACGAGAAAGAGGTAAGATATGAGCGGTGAAATAATCAAATGTTACCGTTCATCCGATCCGACGAGCGGTAGGTTCGAAACCCGTTTCCGGCTTGACAAAGTATCGCACCGGTGTTATAATAGAGGTTCGTTAGTAGCAAACACCCCACCCAAACCGATAGAGGAAAACGCAATGAACCAAGCCACCATCACCACCGCTCGTGTAATCCCCACCGACGACCTCGTAAAGATCCTCGCCGTCAAAGGCGGCTGGACCACCGTGGCCGATGTCGGCAACGGTCGCGAGTACAAGGTCCGCAACTCCGCTTTGCACATGATCGTCGAGACCCCAGTCAAGCCCCCGGTCCTGGCCGAGGAAGTCCGTGCACCGAAGACTGCTGCTGCTCGCGAAAAGCTCCCCCTCGACCAGCGCAAGAACGGCGTGGTGGATTCGCTCTACCTGCAGTTTTACCAGAATTACAGCAAGACCGTGAACGGCCAAGTCGTCCGCTCGATGGACAAGGGCGATTTCGTGGCGGTTGAGCTTCGCAAGTGCGAGACACTCGAGCAAGTGTACACTTTCGTCGCGAGCCAGATGGGACTCTCCCGTGCCGATTTGGTCTCCCGGTTCGCTCACCTCAACGTCGGCATGCAGCGCATGAACCTCGGCAACATGCTGCGCCGCTACCTCAAAGGAGCATGATGACCACCACACCGATTTTCCCTACTAGCATTATGGCCACCGAAACCCCGAACACCCGGATCCGCCTCGCGAAGGGGCGGTTAGCCGGTGAAATGCTGCACCAGGGTCGAGTCTTCCAGTTCGACTGCTCGATCTCGGGGCAGGACATCGACGCCGAATTCAGGACGGTGGGCGAAGAGCCCTTCGACCGTTGGGAGCTTTTCCGAGCGCTCGAGGCCTGGATCGAGGCGAACCTCCATGGATAATTGGCCCTTTCCCTTCGGCGATCGACCCGACGGCACCCACCGCGCGATCGGGGAACCCGCCGCACCACCTACTCGAGCACTTGTGGAGGACTCAATGAGCTTTGAACTTGCCATCGACGAACACGCCCCCCGAGGAGTCGGGGACCCCTTCTACGTCCCGTGGTGGGCGAAGATTCGCCGATTGGACGGTGAAGCGAAAACGTACCGTGCCTGGGACGGCACCGAAATCCGGGGTGGGAAGATCGTCTCGCGTGGTACCTCCTTCCGGGGGTTCGAGGCGGTGATGCACACGAAGCCCGAGGTCGCTCCGACAGAGATGGCCCCGCCGAGCCCTCCGGAGGTACTTCCGTTGCATTCGAAGCCCCGGGTTAAGGCTAATGTACCGGACTGGGCCTCCGATGCGCTCCGTGAGGCCGGGAAGTGCCCCGACGCCCGTTCAAGGCTCTGCGCCCAGTACGGCATCGACTACGCGGCGCTCATCGAGGGGGCACCAAATGCTGGGGTGGCTACGATGCGAGTCGTGAACGCGCTCCGCCGTTCGTCGAAAGGCTGACGTTATTTACCCTTTAAACCACTGATAGAGGACAGTGAAATGGCGAAACGATTAAGTGCAATGGACCAAGTGTGGGTCACCCAGGAAATGAAAGCCAAAGCGGAGCGTTACCCCACTTGCGGGTACCGCAAAATCGCCTCGATGCTCAGGCTCGACGGGTGGGCAGTCACCGAAACGCAGGTGAAACGGTTATGGCGGTTGGCCGGAATGAAGGCACAGCTGTGAGCGCGGAAAAGAACCTCTGGGGCTGGCTCGACCTGCGCCTCGGGGGTCACTGGTTCGCGCAACGAGTCGAAAACGAGGTCGGCCGTGACACCCCGGACGTGTGGTTCGCGCTGTACAAGCTCCGCGCGGTCTCGGGCTGGATCGAACTCAAGGTCCTCACCGACCTGCCCAAGCGCCCCGGCACCCCTCTCCGGCTCCCGAAGTGGACCTCCGGGCAGCGCAATTGGGCGGTGTCCGCACACCGGCACGGGGCTTGGTGCTTCCTGGGGCTGCAGGTGCTCGAACGCCAGGAATTCTACCTCATCCCCGGGCATGAGGCGGCACGACTGGTCGAAATGCAGGTGCCACACGAGGAGACGCTGCACAAGCTTCGCGTCCGGGGGCTGTGCGTGGACCAAAAGACTTCACGTGAAACACAAACGCGACGGCTAATTGACACGCTGCACCAGCCGTGGTAAGATTCGCGGATCCGTCCACCCTTGGGCGGTGTGTGGCACCCTCGCTACACTGGCCGAGACCCGTCTCGTGCCGAGCTTGGCAGCAGCCGAGCGTGTTCCATTGTTCCATCATGATGGAACACAGATGGAACGGTCAGAAGCCCCGTACGACGGACCAAAGCGGCAATTGTTCCATTGTTCCATGCATATACCCGTATATATCTCGTGTTCGAAAACCTGAATATGGGGGGATATGAGGTGGAACGGTGGAACAGAAGAGGACACATCAAGAGAAGCCCCGAGGGACGGGGCCTTTGGACAAGTGGGGCTGTTCCATTGCTGTTCCATTATGATGGAACGATGGAACGGATATGACCACACCCGTACTACACCTGCAGACTTCCAGACGACAAGGTATCGTCACTCACCACATAGGGCTGCACCTCGGTATCGTACGTAAGCGCACAAAAGGCAAATTTGAAACATTTGGTGGAACAGTTGTGGAACATGTTGCGTTTATGGTACACTTCGCGTCATGGCTGGAGTGAAAATAGAGCCTTTACCGGTGGTGGACGTCGACGCGGTGGGCGAAGAAACACTGCGCGAGTACGGACGCCGCGCGGGGATCACGTACGCAATGCTTTACGACATGGTGAAGCAGGATCGTGTTCGTTTTAAGGAGCGCGGGGTCGAAGACGACCCGGAATCGCTTAAATTCTGCGTCCCGGGTGTTGAGGGTGTTGGACGACTGCGCCGCTATGAGCGTACCAAAGCCTACCGTATGCTGCAAATCTTGGCCGAGTTCAGGGACGGACCCGCGAACGAGAAGTTCTCTTTAAGACACGCGTACACGTCCGCTGAAGTTAGCCGTGGTGCGATGTCCACGTGGAGGGCGGAACATCCGACCTTCGATCGTCTGATGGAGGACATCCAACTCGAAATGGTCGACACCATGAAAGCCGAGGCCTACCGACGCTCGGTGGTCGGAGTCGACGAGCCCTTGGTACACCAGGGTCTCAAGACGGGCGAAACGATCAAAAAGTATTCCGATTCCCTGCTGCAGTTTACCTTAATGGGGTACGACGCGAAATTCCGAGCCAAAGACGTGAACGTCGCGGTATCGGGCCAACTTAACACGAACGTTAACATCGAGGGACTCCGTGATCGACTTGCCCAGCGATTACAGGCGGTCGCCAAGTCGAAGATACAAGGCGAAGAAAGCCCCGATTGATCCGCACAATTTCTCGGATTTTGTGTCCGAGATGAGCGATCAAGAGGTGGTGGAGCTTTACTACGACTGGCCGACCTGGGCTCGACCCAACCAGATGGTCCCACCCGGTGAGGATTGGACGATTTGGCTCATTCTTGCCGGTCGTGGGTGGGGGAAGACTCGGTGTGGTGGTGAATTCGTGCGGTTTCACGTGGAACGAAAGCTTGCTTCACGCGTTGCGCTGATCGCCGAAGACGCGGGGGACGCCCGGGACGTGATGATCGAGGGCGAATCCGGGCTCCTGGCCATTTCGCACCCCTCAAACCGTCCGAATTGGGTGCCGTCCAAGCGCCGACTCGAGTGGCCCAACGGGGCGATCGCGACGATCTACTCGGACAACGACCCCGAGACCCTGCGTGGTCCACAGCACGACCTGTTTTGGGTCGACGAGTTGGCGAAATTCCGCAACGCCAAAGAAATGTGGTCGAACCTTATGTTCGGGCTTCGTCTCGGCCAACGTCCACGCGGTGTCGTCACCACCACGCCTAAACCGATCCCCATCGTGCGGGAGCTGCTCGAAAACCCGCGCGTCTTCGTCACCTCAGGGACCACGCATGAGAATTTCGGAAACCTTGCACCTACATTCCGTGATGAAATCATCGCCCAGTACGAGGGCACTCGACTCGGACGGCAAGAGCTTTACGCCGAGGTCATCGACCCGGAAGATTACGGAATCGTCAAACGCGAGTGGTTCAAGCTTTGGGACTCCGATCGGCCATTCCCCGATTTTATGTACATTGTGCAGTCCTACGATTGTGCTTACACCGAAAAGACTATCAACGACCCAACCGCATGTTCCGTCTGGGGAGTGTTCAGGCCGAGTGAGGATTCACCTCTTTGCGTGATGCTGATCGACTGCTGGGAGGAATTTCTCGCCTACCCCGAGTTACGCCCACGGGTGATCAACGAGTACAAAGAGTCCGTGTACGGCGAACCGGGCAAAAAGACCGACTTGGTGCTCGTCGAGGAGAAAGCCTCGGGCATTTCGATCCTCCAGGACCTGCGCTACGCCGGGGTGCCGTGCCGTGGCTACAATCCGGGGCGAGCCGACAAGGTCCAACGGCTGCACATCGTGGCAAATATCATCGCTTGCGGTCGCGTCTACATCCCCGAATCGGTCGTGCACCGGGGCCAGCCGCGTGACTGGGCGGAAAAGCTCGTGTCCCAGATCTGCTCTTTCCCCGAGGCCGAGCGCGACGACCTGACCGACACGACCACGCAGGTGCTGCGGCTGCTCAAGGACATGGACTTTTTACGCATCGACCCGGCCGAAGTCGCGCCGGATTACTACGACGACGAACGACCACGCAGGGTGAATCCTTATGCCCAATGATCTACTGAAAACGATCGGCGATTACCTCAACCCCGAGGATGTGCTCACCCTGGCCGGACCGCTCGCGGGGTTCAAGCCCACAGCCGGGATCACCGCCGCGCTGTACGCACCGAGCTTGAACGAAAACGAGGCCGAGGAGTTGGACAAGCTCCGGGCGATGCGCCCCCCAGTCGCTGCTCCACGTGAAACCGTACAGACTCCCGAAATGCGGGATTTCGTAAATCGACTCCGGTACGAGCAGTTCGTGGGCGATCTCCGCAAGCAGTACGGACAGCACGCCGACCTGATGCTGCAGGGGTTAATCAAGCAAGGGCTGCAGGACGAAGCGCAACAGGCCCGGATGACCGGTCCACGTGCCAAGCCCCCCGCCCCTCCCGCCGCGCGGCACGAGGCGACCATCCCCGAAGGGCGATTCCGCAGGTACGCCGAGGGTGGTATGATCGAGCACACCACGCCGGACATGGCCGACGGCGGACGAATGATTTACACGGATTCGCTCGATTCCTTCTCCGGGGGTGGTGGTGTTAAGGGAAAGACCGTACAGCAGATGGCGGACGAGTTGCTCACCAAAGGTGTGAAGACGCCGGACCTGTCGAGGCGAGGGTTCATGCGGTTGCCGGATCTGGGCGGTCCTAGGGAGTCGAAGCTTCCGGTACCGGCCAAAGACATGGAGCGCTTCCAGACCGAGAAGACCATGGTCGATCCCCTCTCGGGTTCGGTGGAGAAAGTGGTCGAGAAGGTCGCGCAAACGCCGATGTCCAGGCGTCAGGTTTTGCAGGGCGCACTTGCCCAAACCGCGCAACGGGTGCTGCCCTCGGTGGCTATGCAACCCGTGAGGGATGTGGCGTCCGAGGTGGCCAAGACTGTGATGAAGCCCGTCCCCACCCCGTCAATTGGTGGTCTGGTGGCGCAGGCGTTGAAAATGGGTATGGACGAAGACGAGGTCATTCGTTTCGTGCAAAGTGCGATGCCAAAAGAAGATCCTGAGGCGATAGCCGGTGATTTGTATTACCTGCCCGGAATTATGCGCGATCCGTATGAATACGCCGAGGATGTGGGTGATGCACCGTTAATGAAAATCTTCGGGCAATTGGTGTCGCCCTACCAGGAATCCCCAATGGGACTTCGTCGTACGATGCGCGACATACGAGCCATAGACCCGGAAAAGTACAATGAGTTAAAATCGGTGGCTCGCGATATCAAAATGTCGAATCTGGAAGACTAAGGACCCAATATGGCCACTAGCACTTTTCCGCAGCAGCAGCCACCAATGACCCCCGGGCCGGAGGATACTGAAGGTCTGATGGTCGACCTGGACGACGAGTTCGCGGAGATCGAGGAGCAGCCCGACGGCTCGGCGATCGTCCGAATGCGTGAATTCGCGGGCCCACAAGAGGATCCGGACTTCTACGAGAATCTGGCCGAGACCGTTCCCTCCTGGGAGTTGTCGAAGCTCGCGCTAAAGATGATCCAGCTGATCAAAGCGGATAAAGAAGCCCGGAAAGAGCGCGACAAGCAGTACGAGGAGGGGATCCGACGCACGGGTCTAGGGAAAGACGCCCCGGGTGGTGCGAATTTCGAGGGTGCATCCAAGGTCGTGCACCCGGTGATGGCCGAGGCCTGCGTCGATTTCGAATCCAGGGCGATCAAAGAGCTTTTCCCGCCAGACGGTCCCGTACGGACGAATGTGGTGGGGGATGTGACCGACGAGCAAAAGAATCGGGCCGAGCGCAAGCGCGATTTCATGAACTGGCAGCTGACGAACCAGATCGTCGAATTCCGGGATGAGCAGGAGCAAATGCTCACCCAGCTCCCACTCGGGGGTTCGCAGTTCCTGAAGCTGTGGTACGATCCGCAGAAAAAACGCCCCTGCGCCGAATTTGTCCCGATCGACAATCTGATCATCCCTTACGCGGCGGGGAGCTTCTACACCGCGAACCGCTGCGCCGAGATGCAGGACATCACCGAGCAGATGTTCAACGAGCGGATCGAGGCGGGACTTTACCGTGACATTTCGGTCACTAGGGTCGCCGAGGAGCCCGAGCTTACCGAGCCCGAAAAGGCGAACCAGAAGGTCGAGGGCAAGACTTGGACCGATGACGAGGACGGGCTGCGGCGTGTGTACCACGTGATGGTGAACATGTCTTGCGAGTGGGATACGCTATGCGACGGCGAAATCGCCCCTTATATTTTGATGATCGACGAGCAGACCTCCGATGTGGTCGGCTGGTACCGAAATTGGGAAGAAGGGGACGAGACGCGCACGAAGCTCGACTGGATCATCGAGTTCAAATTCATCCCTTGGCGTGGAGCACTGGCGATCGGGTTTCCACATTTGATCGGCGGCATGTCGGCTGCACTTACTGGGGCACTCCGGGCGCTGCTGGACACGGCGCACATCAATAACGCGGCGACGATGCTCAAGCTCAAAGGGGCGAAGATTTCGGGCCAAAGCCAGAACGTCGACGTGACCCAAATCACCGAGATCGAGGGTGCACCGGGGGTGGACGACATTCGCAAGATTGCAATGCCGATGCCTTTCAACCCGCCGTCCGAAGTGCTGTTCAAGCTGATGGGGTGGCTGACCGAAGCCGCGAAAGGCGTGGTGACCACGAGCGAAGAGAAGATCGCCGATATCGCCTCCACTGCTCCGGTCGGTACGACCCAGGCGCTGATCGAGCAGGGCGCGGCGGTATTTAGCGCGATTCACGCCCGGTTGCACGAGTCGCAAAAGCGGGTGCTGATGGTGCTGCAGCGCATCAACCGTTGGTACCTCGACGAAATGATCATGCACGACGTTCCGGCGGAACTCGAAGTGAAGCGCGAGGACTTCAACAGGAACTCGGACGTGATCCCGGTGTCGGATCCGCATATATTCTCCGAAACGCAGCGGATGGCACAGAATCAAGCCGTGCTGGCGCTGATGGACAAGAATCCGGACCTTTTCGATCGCCGTGCGGTTGTGCACCGGGTGCTCAAGCAGATGAAGGTGCCGAACATCACCGAAATCATGCCCGCTGTGGCCGAACCGATGGAGATAAACGCTGCGGAGGAGAATGGTGCGATGTCGATCGGTCGCGCAGCATTCGCCTATCCACACCAAAATCATCTCGCGCATATCCAAGCACACCTCGATTTCGCGATGAACCCGATGCTGGGCGCGAACCCAATGATCGCCCCGACTTTCATGCCGATGCTGGTGGAACACATAAAGCAGCACGTGATCCTTTGGTACCTGGGCCACATGAACGGTTATGTCGAGAAAGCGCTCAGCAAGAAGCCCGAGGACTACGACGTCGCTGGAATCACCGGAGAGGTGGATAAGCTGTACGCACTCGCCTCGCAACACGTGATGATGGACTCGAAAGACGCTTTCGCGAAGGTCATGCCGGTGATCCAGCAGATTCAGCAGGTGCTAATGCAGCTCAAGCCCAAGCCCCCGATGGACGGCGGTGACCAAGTGATCCTCGAGACCTCAATGGCCGAAACGCAACGCCGTGCCGAGAACGACAAGGCGCGACTCGCGCTCGACGCCGAGAAGATCAAGCTCGAGGCGTTGGCCAAGAATCGCCAACAGCAAATCGACATTGCGCTCAACGCCAGCGATAACCTGACCGAAGAGCGAATCAAGACCGCAGAACTTACGCACGACGCGCAAAGGCTGCAATCCGAGCAGCTCGAAACTGCAATCACCGCGCAAGACAGCGCACAACGTGCACTAGGAGGCATGAATGGCTAACACCACGTACGAAATCAACGCATCGAAGGTAAATGTTCCTTACCACAAGCGGATCGCGATGGGCGAAAAGCTCGACGGCTCGTCCCTGCAGTCGAAGGGGAGCACCGAAGCACCCGCCAAGAAGTCGGGCGGCGCATTGTCCTCGATGAAAAAGAAATAGCATGCGTTACGTCTCGGACTTCGTCGAGGCTCTGAAGTACGAGCAGCAACGCTTGCGCGATGCAATGGCCGCAGGATCCCCTGCGACCTTTGAGGCCTACCAACGCCTAGTTGGCCAAAATCAAGGGCTTGACAAAGCTCTGGATATTTTAAACAATCTATTGATGGAAGAGGATTCCGATGACTGATAAACCGGAGGCTTCGAATGAAGCCGCTTTGCGGGAAGCATTTCCTGCTGTCGACCCCGGTGCTGTACCCGTAGGTGGCCGCATTTTGGTTCAGTGGCGTCAAACCCGCAAAACCGCGACCGCTGCAGGTCTACTAATCGTGGAAGAAACGAAAGAAACGGAAAAGTGGAACAATCAAGTCGCGAAGGTGATAGCGATTGGACCGCTGGCATTCAAAAAGCGAGACACACTCGAACCCTGGCCGGAGGGCAATTGGGTGGAGGTGGGCGATTACGTTCGCATGCCGAAGTGGGGCGGCGACAGGTGGGAGGTCGTGTACGGCGATCCGAAGCTGGGTGAAACCGCACTGTTCTCGATCTTCAATGACCACGAGGTGATCTCTAAAGTGACGGGTGATCCGTTGAAAGTGAAGGCCTTCCTATGAATGCGACCGAAAAGGCGGAGATGCAGGTCTCCGAAGCCCCGGACGGTTCAGCCATCGTCGAGATGGTGACGCCCGAGGAGATAAACACCGAGCAGAAGATGGAGCAGATCGGTGTCCAGAACGGGTTCGAGCGGGCGAACGCCAATTCGAACACCGACGCCGACGATGACGGCGAAGAGGTGGATCCCGAGCGCGAGGCAATCCGGGCGGCAAGGCGTGAAGAGCGGCACCTGAAAAAGCGTTTGACCAAAGCGAAAATCGAGGAGTCGAGCCACGTCATCAATTCGCTGCGCCGCGAGAATGAACGGATGGCCGAAAGGCTGGCGATCTTGGAGCGCAAAACGGCGGGGTCCGATCTTGCACGACTCGACAAGGCGATCGAGGACTCGCAGGTGCGGATGACGTACGCCAAGATGAAGATCAAAGAGGCGACCGAACAGGCGGATGGTGCAAGTCTAGCCGAAGCCCAAGAAGCGTGGTACGAAGCGAGGCGTCAGGCGGAAGCACTGGAGGCACTCAAGCGTAAAGCCGTCGAATCGGGTCCTACTTCGAACGTTCCCCAGGCTCCGGATCCTACCCTGAAAAAGCACGCCTCCAATTGGATGGCTCGCAACGACTGGTACGACCCCAACGGGCGGGATATGGACTCGCAGATCACCACCAAGATCGACGAGCAGCTGACGAAAGAAGGCTGGGATCCGAAGACCCCCGATTACTGGGAGGAGCTGGATAATAGATTGACAAAATACCTGCCTCACAGGTACAATTCGTCCAACGATGACCGTTCGTCATCCAATCGGAGACCTCGTTCGGTGGTTACTGGCTCAGGTAGAGAATCAGCACACGGCAATCGCAACGATAGCAATGCAGGGTTCCATTTGTCGCCAGAGCGAGTATTAGCGATCAAAGAAGCGGGTAGGTGGGACAATCTCGCCGAACGCAAGAAAATGATCCAAAAGTACATGGAATATGACCGCATGCACGGAACAAGGAATAACTGAAATGAGAGACGAACGACTCAAAAAGAATCTTTCGGCAGGTGGCCGTGAGTCCCGCGCAGTGCAGGACGGAAGACAGTCAGCTGACGAGAGCTTGGCAAGCAGCCGCGAACGTCGTAGGATGTTCAGAGACGAGTGGATTCAAGAATCCCTCCCCAAACCACCCGGAATTCCGGGATTTCATCTGTGTTGGCTATCCTCCACCAACGGCTACGATCCAATCCACAAGCGATTGAGGATGGGTTACACGCCGGTAAAACCCGAGGAAGTTCCTGGCTTTGAGAATTACCGAGTAAAAGCAGGGGAACATGAAGGGTTTATCGCTTGTAACGAAATGCTACTGTACAAGATCCCCGAAGACATTTACCAAGGGATCATGGAAGAATTTCACCACTACGCTCCCCAGGACGAAGCGGACAAAATCCGCGTTCAGGCCGAGCAGCAGTTGGGTCGAGATTCGCGCGGTAGGTCTCTCGGTATGCTCGAAGGCGATGGTATCGCTTCTATGGATGAAGAACGCCCCGTGCCAGTTTTTAACTGACGGATTCTATTCTTAGGAGATATCGATGTCTGCTACATCTGCTCCGTTTGGCTTGCGTCCAGCATTTCACCCTTCGGGTCTGGACAGAGCTGCCGCGCTTGCCAACGGTATTCAAGCCGTTTCCACTTCCGGAAACGTTTCTTTAGGTTATGCCACCACCATTCTCAAGGGTCAGCCCGTGAAGATGGACACTGGTGGTTACATCGTGGTCGCTGCCGCTGGTGACGCCTTCCTGGGCGCTTTCGCCGGTGTTGAGTGGACCGACGCTACCGGTCGTCGCCGGGTTTCGAATTACTGGCCAGCCAGTGAGTCGTTCCAGGTCGGCTCGGTAGTCGCCTATTATTATCAGGACCCCAACATCGTGTACGAGATCCAGTCGGACGGCACTCTTGCCCAGACTTCGATCGGCGACGAGGCGAACCTGAGCAATACTACGGCGGGTTCCACCACCACGGGTCTCTCGCAGGCTACCCTGTCCAACACACTGGCCGGTTCCGGTAATAACGCTCAAATGCGCATTATCGACATCGCCCCGTACCCGGACAATGCCTGGGGTGACAATTTCGTCATCGTACGCGCTCAGATTTCGAAGAGCCAGTACGTTGCCGCTTCTAACGCTATCTAAGGAGGGCTAAGAAATGGCAGCCCCGATGCGCAGTACCGACTTTCGGTCGATAGTCGAGCCTATCCTTAACGAATGCTTTGACGGTATTTACGAGCAACGCAAGGACGAGTGGTCGAGAGTCTTCCGCGAGGAGCAAGGCATTCCTCGTAATTACCACGAAGAGCCAGTCCTGTACGGATTTGGCGCAGCACCTCAACTGCCTGATGGTACTCCAGTGACCTATCAGCAGGGTGGTGTGCTCTTCCTCAAGCGCTACGTGTACAACGTTTATGGCTTGGCCTTTGCGTTGACCAAAGTGCTCGTGGAAGACGGCGACCACATCCGGATCGGTCAGGTTTACGCCAAGCACCTCGCACAGTCTCTCATCGAGACCAAAGAGACGCTGTCGGCGAACGTGTTGAACCGCGCCTTCAACAGCTCCTACCCCGGTGGCGACGGTGTGTCATTGATTAACACTGCACACCCCATTGTTAACGGCTCCTTTAGCAACCAGCTCTCCACCGCTGCGAACCTTTCGCAGACCTCGCTTGAGCAGATGCTCATTCAGGTCCGTCAGGCAGTGGACAACAACGGCAAGAAGATCCGCCTCGTGCCCCGCCAGTTGGTGGTCGCACCCGGTAACGTCTTCCAGGCCGAAGTGTTGCTAAAGTCCGTGCTCCGTGCAGGTACCGCGAACAACGACATCAACCCGGTCAAGTCGATTGGCTTGCTCGACGAAGGTGCCGCAGTTCTTTCGCGTCTTACCTCGGCAACGGCTTGGTGGGTGCAGACTGATGCTCCTGAAGGCATGAAGCTCATGATGCGTCGTGCGCTTGAGAAGACGATGGAAGGTGACTTCGAAACTGACTCGATGCGCTACAAGGCGACCGAGCGTTACGACGTCGGCTTCACCGATCCTCGGGCAATGTACGGCACTCCTGGCGTCTAAATTGCGGGGGCGCGAGCCCCTGCTCCAACTAGGAGAGTCAAATGGCGTACGATAATGAAGTAACCAATATCGCGGGTATGCTTTCCGCGATCACGGCGACCATTGCCTATACCGATACTTCGGCGGTGATGATTGGCACCCTGCCTAAAAATGCTCAGATCGTCGATATTAATATTGATGTGACCACGGCATTCAACGCAGGAACGACCAACACCGTGACGGTCGGAAAGACTGGATCCGCTGCGGCTTATGTCGCTGCGACTTCGGTTGGCACGGCTGGTCGCGCATCGGTGGCTACGACCGGGGTGTACAGTGCTTGGGCGGATGTAGGAAACAGCGACGTTGATTACGCGACTGTGACCTTCAGCCAAACCGGTACCGCTGCATCTGCTGGCGCGGCTCGTGTAACGATCGTTTACAGATCGCCAACGTAAGGGGGCATCATGGGCCAATTTAAACCAATGGTCAAAATGATGACTACCGAGCCCTCGGTCATGTTGAAGCTCAAGAGCGGCGGATCTGCCTCTCACAAGCGACTCATGAAAGAGGGCGGCGAGATGGGTCATAAACCTATGGGAAAAGCGATCGGTGGCGCGATGGGCGCTTTAGCGGGTTCTCCCCCTCCGACCACCCCAATCGGTAACCCTGCTGCAGCAAGAGCAATGGCTACTCGCCGTATGGCGAAAGCTCCGACTCCGGCGGCGGCATCGGTTCCTCGTGTTGGACCCGCTCCCGCTCCCGCAATGCCGATGGGTCGTCCGATGATGCGCAAGAAGGGTGGCGCATTGGAAGCACTCAAAGAGCATGCCGGTAAACCTGCCTCGAAAGCGCACAAGGGATTGAGGACGGGCGGTGTCGCCAAGTCGACGAAACCGGGTGAGTACGCGACCGGTGGCGTGGTGGACGGTCAAGGCGGGTTCAAGAATGGCGGCATCATCAAGACGATGGCCAAGAAGACGACGAAGGTGGTGGAGGCTAAGCCCGACCATAATTCGGCTCCGACTGGCGACGTCAAGATGGGCAATGCTGGTGGCTACAAGAAAGGTGGTGCCACAAAAAAGCATTTTGCTACGGGGGGCGTAGTTGATTCGGGCCGACCCGTAGCAATGCCGAAAAAGGCTCCTTCTAAACCCGTCGCGATTTCCCAGCTTTCCGGGACATTCAAGAAGGGTGGTAAGGTAGCTTGTTAATAGTAGGGGGCTTCGGCCCCCGCTACTACTGGGGAACGACGTGAAGGTTCAAACAGTATCGAAAACCGGAGTCGGATCGAGCGATTCTCTGGTGATGAACACGAATATTAGCCCCTTCAACGTAGGATTCGGGGTCATAGTGACCGGGACGGTAAATTACACCGTACAGCATACTTTCGATGACCCTGCGACGGGGTTTTCAACGTGGTTTTCGCATCCCACGGTAGCTTCGCAAGCGGCGAATGCTAACGGAAATTATGCTTTTCCCGTTACTGGTATTAAAGTGTTGGTAAATTCCGGTTCAGGTACCGCGACCCTGAAGCTGATTCAGGCAGGTATCTGATGGGAATCGTCGGATATTCCGGCGTAGCTAATCAGGCAAATACGTCCGATGGATTCGCCCGTGGCGTTGGAGCGCAAAATGTTATCGGTGGTACTGATTGGGGCCTGGACGTTGGCGATAACGGCGTGGTTGATCTGTATGGTGCGGCACCAATAACCACCTTTTACATTCTTGATGAGGCAACCCCAGGTTATGTCCTTCAGGAAGATAACAGCAAGATCGTATTGGAGGCCTCGTAATGGCTGATCAGAAAATCTCCGCGATGCCGACAGCCGCTACCCTGACGGGCGCGGAACTTATCCCTATGGTTCAGAGCGGCGCAAACGTAAAGGCTACACTCGACACCCTCAGAGCCTACGACGCTTCTTACGGCGCTTTTAGCAGTAACCTTGACCAGACCGGTAGCATTAGCGCCGGAACGGTCATGACTTATAATTCGGTCGACGTTTCAGACGGTGTTACGGTGGTTAGTAATAGCCGGATCACTGTGCCGAAAACCGGGATTTATAATCTACAATTCAGCGCTCAGTTTAAAAACGTCGAAAATACTCAAGAGGATGTCACGATCTGGTTTCGTGTGAATGGAGCGGATCTTGCTAACTCGGGCACTCAAGTAACGATTCCGGCTAGAAAATCGGCGAGCATTTTTGGATACGGGGTCGCAGCCTGGAATATATTTCTTTCGCTTACTGCGGCGCAGTACGTAGAAATCGTTTGGCTTCCGACGGTTGCGACTCTGACTATGGAGCAACTCCCGGCTAGTTTATCGCCTGCTTACCCCGCGATCCCTTCCGTCATCGCTACCATGAGTCAGGTGGCTTAAATGCCAGCGAAGTCCAAGGCCCAATTTCGGCTAATGAAAGCGGCGGAACACAACCCCGCATTCGCGAAGAAGGTCGGAATTTCGTCTTCGGTAGCTTCCGAGTATACCTCCAGCAACGTAAAGGGCAAGTCTTATGCGAAGCTACCTGAAAGAAAAGCTAAGGGCGGTGTTGCACTTGCTGTCGGACGTGGTGAAAAGCTTGCGACATCTGAGGGCGCAGGCCTCACGGCCAAAGGAAGAGCCAAATACAACCGGGAAACCGGATCGAACCTAAAAGCTCCCCAGCCACAGGGGGGTTCACGAAAGGATAGTTTCTGTGCTAGAATGTCGGGTGTCGTGAAGAACGCGTCGGGCGATGCGCCACGAGCCAAGGCAAGTCTCCGCAGGTGGAAATGCCCCGGATGGTAAAGGATTTTCATGACGACTTCGGGTACAGTCGGCACCACAATAGTAACGGTTCAAGAGTTCATAGACGAGGGTGCTCGCAAGTGCGGTAAACTCGCGGAAGAGCTTACCAACGAACAGACCAGATCCGCAAAGCAGAATCTCACTTTTCTGCTGTCTGCGCTGATCAACAAAGGTATTCAGTATTGGGCAATCGACAAGCTGGTAATTGGTCTTAAACCCGACCAGTACCAATACGAGTTACCGCTGGGTTCGAATGACGCGCTAAATGTGCTTTATCGCACGATGAATCGCCCCTCGGGTACGTACGCTTCGTCTGCCGGTGGTACCGTGGCTTTTGCTTTCGATAGTGATACCAGCACTTATTGCCAGCAGTCGTCACCAAATGGTAATATTTCGATCCAATACGGTTCGGGAAATCCCGAATACATAGGCTCAATCGGTCTTCTACCTTACGTCTCCGGTGGCGGTGACGCGGTCTGGACGTTGACTCTCGAATACTCGAACGATCTTGGGGTGACCTGGAACACGCTCCACGACCTTGGCACCGTGACCGTGACCGATAATGAATGGCTATGGACCGATATTGATCCTGGGCAGGATGTTACCGGATACCGCGTCCGGGCCTCCGGAGGTACCACGCTTGCACTCCGAGAGTTCTACCTGGGTAATAATAGCCGAGAGATTCAGATGGCCCGCCTGAACCGCGACGACTATACAAACTTGCCAAACAAGAACTTCACGGCGAACCAGCCCTACCAGTATTGGTTCGATCGCACGATCCCGAAGCCTACGCTCTATTTGTGGCCGACGCCGAGTGATGCTTTCATCCAAATGACCGTCTGGTACTCGCGACTCGTTCAAGACGTAGGCAAACTCTCCAATACCCTCGAAATTCCCGATCGCTGGTGTCTGGCAATCCAGTATATGCTCGCGCAACACATGGCGCTCTCACTTCCCGCAGTAGCCGTAGATCGTGCAAAGTACTTAAAAGAACTCGCCGATCAATATTTCAATGAAGCCGAACAGGAAGAGCGCGATAAGTCCCCGATTTACTGGGCTCCTAACATTGCTGTGTACACTCGATAATGCCGATCTTTCTCGACACCACCGGAAACGCCTCGCTTGCAATTGCGATCTGCGATCGCTGCAAGATGAAGCGCTATTACTCGGTGATGCGCAAGGATCCGAATTTCCCAGGACTTCGTGTGTGTGACCAGGGGTGCGCGGATCAATTCGACCCGTACAGACTACCGGCCAGAAAGACCGAGCGTATTAATTTACGCTTTCCTCGCCCGGACGTCTCGGTGGCGGACGACAACGAGTACTTGGTTACGAGCACGGGGAATAATCTGCAGATTTCTTCGACGCAGAACAACAACACCCCGGGCAATAACGGAAATATCAACCCCTTGACTCCGAGCACCTGATATGGCCGCACAAATCCCCATTAATCAGCTCCCGCCAGCGGGTGCGATCACAGGTTCGGAAATAGTCCCGGTTGTACAGAACGGACAGACCGTTCAGACGACTACGGGCGCGATCGCTGCGACTCCGAGTCAGACGCAGACGTTCCTGACTATGAATCAGGAGCTTTCGTTATCGAACAGCCGTTATTTGGCCGTAAATACTGGTCTGGGGCTGACGAATGGTGGTCCTACCTCTTTCCTTCGGATTTCGCTTAACGGTGCATCAGGTTCTCTCGAGGCTGCAGGTTCGGGTATCATCGTTAAGAATTCGGCCAGCACCGTGGTGGCAAGGCAGATCGCGACTTCTGGAGTCGGTCTTTCGGTAGCGAACGCCGATGGTACCGGTGCGAATCCGACGCTCTCGCTTTCCGGGCTGGCTGCAGCCTTCGCGAACCTCGGAGGATCCGGAATCCCCTACGTCAATGCCGGTACAACCACCGGATTGCGGTTGATCGCGGGAACTGCGGGTCAGATAAACGTCACAAATGGCAATGCGGTAGCCGGAAATCCGACAATTGCGATCTCCGATAATCCGACGCTACCGGGCACTGGTGCGGTATTGGTTCCGTCAGGGTCCTCGGCTCAACGTCCAGGTGGTATCGACGGGCAGTTTCGATACAATTCGACACTTAATGCTTTTGAGGGTTACACGTCCAGCTCCTGGCAGCAGTTTTCACTCACAGGCGGCGTAGTTACATTCAGTGCTGGAACCACCGGGTTCCTACCCGCTGCGCCTACGGGCGGGAATATCGTTCTGTCCGGCATATTAAACGTCGGGAATGGCGGTACGGGTGCATCGTCACTAACTGGATATGTGGTCGGGAACGGTTCTTCCGCTTTTACGGCCTCCGCGACAATTCCGACTTCAGACCTATCCGGGACAATCTCCAACGCTCAACTCGCCAATAGTTCAGTCACTTACAACGGCATAACGGTCGCACTGGGTGCATCAGGTACTATCACTGCAGCTAACCCTAATGCATTAACAATTGGCACGGGATTGAGTGGAACAAGCTACGACGGCTCGACACCAGTAACGATCGCAATATCAAACACAGGCGTAACGGCTGCTTCCTATGGCGCGGCCTCCAAAACCCTGACCGCTACGGTTAACGCGCAGGGTCAGTTAACTGCACTTGCCGATACAAATATCGCGATTACGAATACTCAGGTGTCCGGCCTGGGGACAATGTCTACGCAAAACGCCAGCAGCGTTACAATCACCGGAGGGTCGATCAATGGCACGACTATCGGTGCGTCCACCGCTGCGGCTGGTACATTCACTTCAGTTACGACCACATCAGGCACGATTAGCACAACGCCTACAAACCCGACTGATATTGCAAACAAGTCCTACGTCGACACGATCGCGGCACAAGGCATCACTTACCACACACCGGTAAAATACGAAGCGCCTAACCCCCTAACTGCGACTTATAACAACGGGGCTGCAGGTGTCGGGGCCACTTTAACAAACGCGGGTGCTCTGACGGCTTTCACGCCCGACGGAGTGGTAGCTTCGCTGAATGATCGTATTTTAGTATATAATCAAGCCGCACCGGCTCAAAATGGTGTTTACACGGTAACTACGGTCGGCAGCGGGTCGGTCGCATGGGTTCTGACTCGAGCCACCGACGCGAATAGTTACGGCTTGAAAAGCCCAACAGCTCTAGGTGAGGGCGACGCATTTTTTGTTACTTCGGGCCTTACTGGAGCTGGCGAGACTTACGTCTGCAATACCTCAGGTACGATCACCTTTGGAACGACGGCGATAACGTTCGTTCAGGTGTCCTCAGCACAGATTTACAGCGCAGGCACGGGTCTAACCCTTTCCGGTACGCAATTCTCGATCACCAATACCGGCGTGACGGCTGCAGCCTATGGGTCCGCTTCGCAGGTTCCGACTTTTACCGTTAACGCACAAGGTCAATTGACGCTCGCCGCAGACGCAAGTATCGCGATCGCAGCCTCTCAGGTCACTTCGGGTACCTTTGGTAACTCGATGCTTACTAACAGCTCGATCACCATCAACGGTAATTCGGTAAGCCTGGGCGGATCAACGACGGTTACAGCTACTACTACAGCGGCGCTGACTGCCGGGACCGGGTTGGTTCTAAACAGCGGGACTACCTTTGACGGGTCGGCGGCAAAAACTATTTCGCTTGGCACAAGCGGGGTGACAGCCGCGACTTACGGGTCAGCCTCCCAAGTACCTGTTTTCGCGGTGGACACCTATGGACGCGTTACATCCGTTACGAACACTTCGATCGCAATCGCTGCCGCAGCAGTCTCCGGCTTGGCTGCATCGGCTACTACGGATACTACAAACGCTGCTAATATCACTTCTGGCACTTTGCCTACTGCCCGTCTGTCTGGTTCTTACACTGGTATTACCGGCGTTGGCACTCTTGCTGCGGGTACCTGGAATGGTTCAACGATCGGGATCGGTTATGGCGGAACCGGCGTCACGGCGACTCCCACCAATGGACAGCTTTTAATCGGTAATGGCACTGGTTACACGCTGAGCACACTCACCGCAGGAACTAACGTCACCATTTCAAACACCGCAGGCGGTATCACGGTTTCGGCTACCCCGGCTGCAGGTGGCACGGTGACTTCGGTGGCGATGACGGTCCCAGCCTTTTTATCTGTCACGGGGACCCCGATAACAACTAGTGGTACCTTGGCGGTCACATTGTCCGGGGTTGCGCTACCGGTGGCAAATGGCGGATCTGGAGCGACGACTTTAACCGGGTACATTAAGGGCAACGGCACTTCAGCTTTCACTGCATCAGCTACTATTCCCAGTTCCGATATTACTGGCCTCGGTACGATGGCCACTCAGAATGCAAATAGCGTCGCAATCACTGGTGGTTCGATCAATGGTACCACGATTGGCGCGACGACTGCTGCAGCTGTCACTGGAACTACGATCACCGCTTCCACGCAATTCACCGGACCCGGAACGGGATTGACTGGGACTGCTGCGAGTCTTTCTATCGGTGGTAACGCCGCTACGGCTACGACTGCTACAACGGCCACTAATGCTACGAACATTGGCACCGCTGCGAATACTACGAATGCTAACTACTATTTCACGCTGGTCGCAGCCACCAGTGGTAATCAGGCCGCGCAGGTATCGTCCGGCTTGACAGCGAATCCATCAACTGGCAAAATGACGGCTGGCATCGCCGGAGGGGCATTTTAATGTCACAAACAGGTTACACCCCAATACTTCTTTACGGTAGCAGTACCGCATCTGCAGTTCCAGCAGCGGCGAACCTTACCTCTTCCGCTAATGGCGCTGAACTCGCACTAAACTACACTGATGGGAAGCTGTATTACAAGGACAACGCCGGGACGGTTAGGCTGCTCACCGACAAGCTTTCGGTGTCTGTAGCGTCGGCCAACGGATTTGCCGGAACCGTCGCCCAGGCTACTGCGACCTCGACCCCAGCGATCACGATCTCAACCTCAGTCACTGGGGTGCTTGTCGGAAACGGTACCGCAGTAGCTGCTGCCGTCTCTGGCACTGATTTCAAGACTATCAATAGCATCAGTATCTTGGGGTCGGGAAATATTAGCGTCACTTCGGCTCCCGGGGGCGCCACCACGCAAGTCCAGTACAACAACGCCGGATCATTTGCTGGCGCTACGAACCTTGTTACGGATGGCTCAAACCTCACGATCAACGCTCAAGGCGATCTAAGGTTTGGCGATTCTGATTCCAGTAACTGGGTGGCATTCCAGGCACCATCAACCATCTCATCCAATGTGACTTGGACCCTGCCAAGCGCCGACGGCACAAGCGGCCAGTTCTTGTCTACAGATGGTTCTGGCACCTTGTCATGGGCTTCTGGTGGTGGTGTTATAGCAGAGAATCAACAAACTATATCTTCAAACTATACAATCACTTCCAGTTATAACGGTTCAAGTGTTGGACCTGTCACAGTTAATACGGGCGTGTCTGTGACAATTGGCAGCGATCAGCGTTGGTTAATTTTTGGTTAAGGAAATTTTATGAGTAATCTTAAGATTCAAGGCAATGCGAGTGGCGCCGGTACGACCACTATCCAAAGCGCAAACACTGCGTCAAGCACGACATTTACACTCCCAGGTGTTGATGGCAGTGTAGGTCAAGCCATAATTACCGATGGCTCTGGAAATCTATCGTTCGGTACCGTCGCATCACCCTCCTACGGCCTGTTTTACAAAGCAGATCCAAGCACTGTTGCGTTTACCAAAACAGGTGCAGGCACGGCCCAAATTAAAGCAGGGACGCGTGTGGAGGTTGGAGGCACAACTGTAACGTTTGCCAGCGCCACCTCGATTACGATGCCTGCGCTTACCGCCGGTACAAACTACGCTATCTGGGTCAAAGACGACGCAACCATTCAAGCGACCAGCAATTATTCATCTGCACCGGGCGCGGGAAACTGGCGTCGCATCGGTGGATTCCACTATGCGCCAGGAGGCAATGCAAGTGGCACATCGGGCGGTGACACTACACCGGCCATCAATGAATACTCGTTCTGGGATCTTAAGTTTAGACCTGCGTGTTCAGACCCTCGCGGTATGACACTGATTGCTGACTCGTTTTGGGCAGATATCTATTTGCTCGGCGTTGACCACCTTACCAACGGCACATCAGCCTATAACGTGACCATTGCAGACGGATCGTCACCGCCCAAAATCCCGACAAAGTTCGGTGGCAACGGCTCAAGCGCTTACGGTTCGATGAACTGGTGGGAAGCTAACGAAGTATTACGATCTTGGGGTAAGAGGTCCCCTGCTTACGATGAGTTCGCAGCACTTGCTTATGGCACGACCGAAGCCAGCTCTGGCGGCACAGATCCAGGATCAACCATTTTGCGCAACGCCTACACATCCAAGTGGGGTGTCATGTTAGCTACTGGAAACCTTTGGGTGTGGGGTGCTAATTTTGGCGGCGGCGCAGCGGGCGCGGCATGGACTGCTAATACCGGAGGCCGAGGCTCAACGTATCAAATGGAAAACGCCGCGTTCTTTGGGGGCGCCTG